GTTGGTCTTGGTATCTACCTTGCACAACGTAACGAGGGTGCATTTAAAAACGTGTGGTGTAATTTCAGCACATCGCCAAAAATTTACCAACTTCCAGAAGGTAAATTGAGTACAGCAGTTGGTGGTATCGATTACAGCAACTGGTCAATGAGTACAGATCTAAATGCAGTATTTGACCTTGTGTTAAGTACTGCAAAACGTAACAAAGTACCAGAATCAGATATGCCAAAAACAATCTTGATTCTATCAGACATGGAGTTCAACTCTGCGTGTGGTCGTTACGGCTCAACATCGAATTTCAACAAAATTCGTGAGCAATACAAATCAGCAGGATATGAAATGCCACTTGTGGTGTTTTGGAATATCAGTTCACGTAGCGGAAACTCACCAGTTCGTTTCGACGAAAATGGTGTAGTGCTTGTGGGTGGATACAGTCCTGTTATCATGAAAGAAGTTCTTAGTGGTAAAATCACTGGAATGACTCCGGAGAATTTTGTCATCAATGCGGTGGGTTCAAAATATTCATACCTTAACGACCTAGTCTAAAAGGTGTGAGCTGAATAACCTCCTTAAACTGTTTCATATCCCAAAGATATGCGAGCGCTGTTTAAATAGTTTCAGCAAAAATTGTCATGTGATACATGTAAAACATTGTAGATGCACGATTCTTTCGTATAACGCATTGTGTTCTTTATAACCTTTTACAGATCTGTAAAGTTACGGCAACCCAAAAATAATGGATTTGTCTAATGCGAAAGCATAAGGACAAAAAAGCGTTAAAGTTTACGGTTATCTACAAACCGTTTGGATTGGAAGTCGCTCACCCAATCCTTATTCCTCATTCAAATCTTCTATAAATATCATAAATTACTTTATGAGATCCCCATGCAAAAATTCACATTATTTTTACAAGAAAATTCAGAACGTGTAGAAAGAAACACGCCATTATCAACTGCGGAAGCCACGGCAATGTTGCTAAAAGTATATTCAAAAGATGATCTTGGTAATATTCTGAGAAAACGCTTCGGGATGGTTCGTGCTGATCGTGCAAATCCTGAAAACTGTTATATCTCATCTCCTTCTAAAAATGTTCGTGTATCACCATTCGCATCAAATAATTACTACAATCTATTTTTCTCAAACAATGAAGCTTGGAAAAAATATCCTGTTAGAAATAAATCATTAATATGTGGTTCAAATGATTTCATGGTATCAGGTCGTGCAGGTGATGAGTTCATGTTGATACCACTTAATCCAAAATCTAATTTAGGAATCTGTCCTGATGATGATATTTGGACAAGCTTTAAATCATTGAAACATTCTGACCTTGCATACTTTAGCGCTTTCATTAAAGGATTCATGCATGTATTAGCAGATAAAGAACCCGAGAGATTCAAAAAAGTTCCTAAAGATACAGATTATCCGGCATTTAAATCATTCCTAGAATTAGTTACTATTGATGATCTTAAAAAATATGCAAAAGATAACGAGATGTTCTACAAAGGATTCAAGGATAAGAATTTTTATGAGATATTAACTGATATGTTTAACCCAGATAAAAATGGTTTTATGTTAATGCCGTTTGATAGATATATCAATTTTGGTAGTAGACCTGATGAAGAACTTTGGATTGAGGACGACTGTATTATGATTCCAATGATATTAAAGGATAACCTACTTCGTGAAATTTAAAAAACTTTTTCTTATAATAACTTTTTTGTTAATACTATTAGTCCCTTCTAAATTGAACGGTGCCGAGATTCCATATGTTGACGAGGACCTACTCAACTATAAATATGAGATAACGAATAATACTGCACAATGGTCAACACGATTAAGATTAGTCACAACTGATTATGGTAATATCAATTTCATTTATTATCAGATGTATAAAATCGATGAATATACACTTGATACAAAACAACGTGACAAGAAAATTATCATGTATAACTATAAGTTCTAGGGGACAAAATGAAAGGCAAATTTAAAAATTTCTTACTTGAGGTTGATTCATCCGAGTATAAGATGTCAAGATCTGAGGAAGTAGATTCGAAGAAAGTTGTTGAGTTGTTAAATTCTGATTATTCAGAGGCATTTAAACAATTCAAAGATGGTAACAAAATATTTCGTGGAACATCATCTGATTGGGATTACATGGTAACAGATCCTTCAATTGGTACACGTGTTTCCGCAAATACATTGAACTACTACACATTAATCATTGATAACTGTGATGCATGGAAAGAATATCCTAAACGCTCAAAATCAATTATCTGTACAACAACCACTGACTATGCAAGCGGTTACGGACGAATATATGCAGTATTTCCTATCAATGGTTCGAATATCGGTGTATGTTCAAAAGAAGATTTTTGGGAGTCGTTTCCTGTTCTAAAAACTGAATACAGACGTGCAGGTATTCCTATCGACCCAGTTCTAGGTTCATTAACAAGATTACTTGGTGGTCTTGTAGACCTAGTTGGTAAACGTCCTGATGTTAAGACATTACCTTCATTGAAGAAAGCATTTGATGCAGTTGATACATTCATTACAAATAAAGAATATGATCAAAAATCTAATTTAAATACAGGTATTCTATTTGACGTTATGAAGATGCTTGACTATAAAGGTCATCTTTATACATCAGTTGAAGATCTACTTAACCCAGTTAAAAACAAATTTCAAATGGAAAAAATTGGTTCATTCAAAGCAGGAAAAAACAACGAGGTATGGACTGATGGTAAGTGTTTATTGATTGATGTGGATTATATTAAAAAAATTATGAGTAAAATGGATAAATGATGAAATTTAGAGACCTTGTATTTGAACGAACAGAGCGCACTACAATTTCAGATATTGATGAGGTCTCTAAAATTTTATTGAAAGAATATTCTCATAAAGATCTAGATATTATATTGAACTGTAGATCACCTTTTTTCCGTGGTGATTATGCATCAGACCCATATCTTATTATTGATCCTTCGTTAAATAAACGTGTGTCCCCAAATGCCAGTAATAATTATTATAACAGTTTCTTATCTAATAATGAGAAATGGAAAGCGTATCCTTCACGTGAATATTCAGTTGTTGGGTCAACAGCACGAGGCAAAGCAGAAAATTATCATAATTCATTATATATCCTAATTCCTTTAAAAAAATCATCTAAAATATCATTAGCACCTGGAAGTGACCTATGGTTATCCTTTTCAAGTGTTGCATGGAAAAATATGGGTAATCTAGACGAATTTGGTGCTGAGTTAGAAAATTTCTTTGATAAATTATTGAAGAAAAAAGTAATAGAAAAGATTCCATCAGATGTTGATTATAAGGAATTGAAATCTACCCTTAAATCAATTACTCCTGATATATACAAAGAACATGCAACAACATATTTCAAAAATTTATTTAAAATTCCTGATGGAAAAACAATGTATGATGTTGTTTCAGTTATGTTATCTCCTGATGAGAACAATTTTAAATTAATTGACACCTTAGATTTCTTTAATAATCCACCACGTCGTAATGAGGTGTGGACTGATAAAAAATGTGTGATGATTGAAGTAAATCATATTGGCGAAATAAAGAAAAAGGTAGGATTAAATGACTAAATTTAGATCTTTTCTATTTGAAGATAAAAGCAGATCAGTTAGATTAGATATGGATGATTTTATAAAATCCATGGATGATTATTCAGATGCAATAAAAAATTATATAGATGGTAAAAGAATATATCGTGGAAATGATAATGCTAAAGGTGAAATATTATTAACTAAACCATCTGAGTTTAATCGGGTTTCTGCTAACACATTAAATTTTGTTACATTAATCGTTGATAATATGAAGGAATGGGATAAATATCCAAAGAGATCAAAATCTATTATATGCTCATCATCACCAAGTAATGCAAGTGATTATGGAAATCCTTATATAGTTCTACCTAAAAATGGTGCAAAAATCGGTGTATGTCCTGAAAGCGATTGGTGGTACAGTTTTGGTGAGATTATGATTAATAATGTAAATAACCTTATAAGATTGATCTTAAAATCTGTAGATCCTAAACTACATATTGATGCAACAAATCATACATCTGATATAACAGATTATAAAGTGTTAATGGAATTAATCAGAAAATTTGATTCCGATGAGAAATATGAAAAATCTATTATGTCTTCAAATTTATCGGGTGTATATAAAAAAATAAAAGGGTCTAATAAAACATTTGAAGAAGCTATTATTGATTACGTAAGTCCTGATAATTATAATTTTAAACTTATTGATGTTAAAGATTATAAACTTAAACGAAAAAATCAAGAGTTATGGACTGATGGCGATAGTATATTAATTCGTGAAAGTGAATTAGTAATTCTCTTAGATAAGGAAGGTATGTTGAAATGACATTTAAAGAACTTGCAGAAAGTATTGAGGATAAAGGTATTTTAAAAGCCGTGTTCATGGTAGCAGGCCCAGGCTCTGGTAAGACTTTTATCGGAAAGCAGCTTATGGGTGCAATTGAACCAAGAACGGTGAATACAGACAAATATTCACGTGATTATTTCGGTATTAAAAAAGAGGTGTGGGATATCTTTACTACGGAAACTCCTCAATCAGTTGTAGATAAATCAAAACTAATGACTCAAGAACAACTAACATTAAACATTAATTCTATGTTACCATTGCTTATTGACAGCACATCATCTAATACAACATCGCTATTCAAGCGTGATGGTATTCTTAAATCACTCGGTTATGAGACTGCAATGGTTTTTGTAAAAACATCATTAGAGGTTGCACAACGTCGTAATAAAGAACGACTTGAAAAAGGTGATGGTGGTGTTCCTGAAGAATTCTTGATTGAAACATATAAAAAAATTGCTGAGATTGAAGAGTTTTATCGTGATAACTTTAAGAATTTTTTTGTGATTCAGAATGAAGATGATAATGCATTTGATATGTACTTAAACAAACGTTTCAAGGAAATACAAAAATTTTATTCAACCCCATCAAAGAACCCAATCGGTGTTAATATATTAAAAATATTAAAAGAACATAAAGGTAAATATATATCTGATGTTGAAGAATTTAATTTGGAACGTATTCAATCAATCATAAAAGGTTGGTATTAAAGGAGAGAATTTGGATCTTAATGAACTAAATAGAATATATCATTTTTTAAATAATGCTATTATACATAATGATGTTGAAGCAACAGATATATGTAATACCATAGTTATGCTCAGTGAGTTACCTATCACAAAAGGTGATAGTGTCTTGAAAGATGTGATTGTAGATGTGATAAAAGATCCTCGCTGTATGCTTGTACTTATTAGTGTATGGAACAAAAGAAATCCTGGTAAAATGATACCAAACTCAATACGTCGTGCATTGAAAAAAATGCTTGAAAATAAATTTTCTGAAAATGCGTTATTAAATGTTAAACCTTTCGAAGGTATATACCTGAAAGATATTATAAAATTATCAAGACCAAAACCATTTATTGTAAATATAGAATTATCAGATGTTTCAGATGCATATGACAATTATATTACTGTAGTTGCTCCTGATGGATTAACTATCAATAAAAGAAATCTGGGTGTTTCTTTTGATGCATTAAATCTTACATATAAACGGTATTATCATAAAGACATATTCAAGATAATAATCGATAGCAATATATAAATATTAAAAAAGGAGATGATATGTTACCTAAATTTTCATCGTTTATAAGCGAGGGTGGTAATGCAATTAAATCATCATCTCGAATTAATCAAGAGAATGTTGCATCAACAGTAAAGTCAATTCAGGAAAAACTACTACCTAGATTTAAACTCAAAACTACAGACACATCAATGTTAGGTTCCACAGGTAAAAAATTACCCGGTGGATCATCAGGTGACATTGACCTTGCATTGTCTATTCAAGCGCTAATCGAAAATAATAATCTCGAAACAACTAAAGATATTTTTGATTTTATCGCTAAAGAATCTGCAAGTCTCTCACATGAGATTAAAGATATGAGACAGATGGGATTGATTTCAATTGCATGGCCTATCTCAAATGATGACGGCAAACAAGATGGTTTATTTGTACAATTAGATTTGATGGTTGTAGATTCAATTGATTGGGCCACATGGGCATATTATTCACCTGCAGAATGGGAAAGTCCTTGGAAAGGTTTGTACAGAAATGAAATCTTGTATTCCATTGCAAAGTTCATGGATTATAAGGTTCTTAAAACTGCAATGAACAAAGAGGGTGTTGAAGTAGATGCTGAATGGGAACGTAATTTCTTTGACTTAGGTAAAGGATTATTGAAAGGTGCCCAATCTGCTATGGGTAAAACAGGTATTACAAAAACTGTTAAAACACTTGATAAAGTTCTTGTAAACAACAATCCTGATGATACAGTAAAAATGATGTTTGGTCCTAATTTCACTGCACATACAAATCTTACATGGGAAGATACCTTTAAGAACATTATGTCACCTGATTTCGTTTATAAAAATAAACTTAAAGAAATCCTCAAGATGACAAAAGATGGTATTATATCAAAAGGATATCCAGTACCTGAAGAATTAGATAAATTGATATAAGGAATTTAAATGACACATCTTTATCAAGACGTTTCTAAAAAAGGTATGAGTTTTCTTGATGTCTTATTCAGTAAAGAATTAACAATATCTGAAAAAATTGATGGTACTGCACTAATCTGTAAAAAAACAAAATCAGGTGTAACATTTTTTGGTCGTGAAGGTGCAAAGAAAATCGATAAAGTTGCACGAATGTTCTCGACAATGTATGAGCCTGGTATTGAACACCTTAAAAAACAAGATTTATCATTCCTTAGAAATGATGAGGAATTGCATTTTGAGTATTTTTCTCCTAAGGTAAATCATATCGTAACATACGACAAAATTCCTGAGAATGGTTTAGTTTTGTTATCAAGTACAACAAAAAGAAATATCAATATGATTGCACATGATCTTGGTGTTCTTGCTCCACCCGTTATATTCAAAGGTAAATTATCAGTTGAGCAAATCGATGAGTTGAAAAAATTCTTGATAATGAGTCCTGAATTACGACAGATAAAATTTAAAACTAGTTCATTTACTGTTTATATTATAAGTATTCTTAATTCATCATATAAACCTACATTGGGTAGTAATGACATTGAAGGTGTTGTAATTGCAACTTCAGATGGTAATTATTTTTCAAAGATTGTAGACCCATTATTCACTGATACTATTATGTCTAAGAAAGACAATGATACAGTTAAGGCCGAGTATTATAAAGATATTTCTAAACTAGTAACAAATCTTGATTTATCAAGTGCCGAAACTTATGATAGCGATGAGACTGAACCTGAGGATAGATATATTGATTTCTTAATGCATATCATTATTGATAATCTCGGTGAACTAATGGAAAAGAAATCTCAATTTGAAAAATATGATTTCGGTACACCTTATGTTGTAACATATACAGATTTTAATTATAATATGTTCCCAAAGATTATTGCTGATATAATGAAAGAAAATCCTTGGTTTAGAGATTTTGCTCGTTTAGTATTTGGTAATTACCTTAAAGAAAAAGGTCGTGCAACAAAGAACTTCACAAAAGATGAAGTTCAGATTATCAATACAAAAATTAAATTAATCAAGAAATATGTACTTCGTGATGAAGATGAACCCGTCACAGAATCTGAGATGATTATTGAAGATGAAGTTGAAACATATGGTGTCATGTTTGGTAGATTTCAACCATTAACATTGGGTCATATGCGTGGTATTGAACAGATGAGCAATGATGTCGATAAAGGAACAGTTTATATTGTAAAAGGTGAAAAATCATCAAAAGACAAAGATAAAAATCCTTTTAGTGCAGAAACACAACTTAAGTTATTATCTGAAGTTCTTGGAGATAGGATTGATGCACAAGTTTCAAAATCAGCATTCTATCCTGATATTATTAATGAGATAGATGCAACTGATTTCAAAATATATGCAGGTACGGATAGATATAATGCATATAAAAAAATGTTATCATATGTTGATGATGTAAAGACTGCTGAAGTTATTCAGATCAAACGATCAGATGATGATATAAGTGCAACTAAGGTTCGTGATGCATTGAAAGCAGATGATGAAAAAACGTTTAAATCATTGACACCTCATCAGATACATAAATTTTATGATGATTTAAGAAAAGAGATCCTGGAGGCATAATATGATTACTTATCAACATGATATTGGTAGACCATTAACATCTGATGAATTAGATACAAATCTATCAACCCTATCATCAAGAATGATCCCGCTAACTAATCAATCAATTAATGGTAAAAAACATTTTGTAAATGGTGAGATAGATAATGTAGGTAATCCCGTTGGATTACAGGCTATTCGTTCAAAAGATATGCAAACATTTTTACCTACTGCCATTAATATACATAATAATGAAACAAATTTATCATTAGTTTTTTCAACGTCACCAATAAGAACATCAAGTATAATTAATGATCTTGATGTAATTACATCTGAATTTGTACATAATAATCTTGTAAAAGGATTAACAATAAGTACAGAATTACCTATTAATCCTGATTTAAATCCTATGTCGGATACTTGGTTAGTAACAACTTCAACATCTCCTAAATCAATTAGCAATATATACTACTATACAAATGGTTCATGGAACATATAAGGAATAATTATGACTGAATTGATACTACGAAGAAACAAAACAACACCTATAACTAAGATTGAGATGGATAGTAATTTTACTATTTTATCTGATAGAATCGATTTATCAACAGATCAAATAATCTCTGGTAAGAAGACGTTCAAGCTATTTCCTATAGTTCCTGAAATACCTAGTAATGACAGTTCATCAAAAATCGCTAATAAATCATTTCTTGATACATTACCAAACCCATTTAGCAATATTGTATTATCGCCTAGTATACAAGGTATATCAACAATAAAGACATTTTCATCTGGAATTACTGCACCCACAGAAATTACTAGTTCAATGAATACAAATGTAGCAACTAAGAAGTTTTTTGATTCAGTGAATAATAAACCTATCTTAAGCACATCGTTACCTGTTAATCCTGATAACAATCCTTTAGGCGATACATGGATGGTTGTCAACGCAATAGGTAATTCAATTGATGAAGTTTATCAATATATTAATGGACGATGGAATTTACCATTAAAAATTGTCCAATATGAAAGTGGATACAATCATCATATTGTAAAATTAGAAGACGGTACAGTTTGGGTATCCGGTCTGAACAATTATGGACAAACAGAATTTGATGGTTCGAACAGACCCTCTTATAATGATTTTCCTGTATTTCAAAAGATATCTAATATATACAATAATCCAAATAAGATTGTTTGTGCTGGCGATATTTCTATAATAGAACGATCGGATGGTGTTGTGGAATTCAGAGGAGGCACTGGTTATGTATCTGGTAAATATTTAGATTCTAGTTCTGATACTATTTTACCATTCACTTTCCCTAAGATAATTGCAACAAATGGTGCCTTTGCAATGTATCAACTATCTGATGGAAAAGTGTATGTGGCAGGTGCAGATTATAATATGTTGGGAGTTGGTACAGGCAATGAACATCAAACTTTAACAGAAGTTCCTTTCTTGTTTAATGCACGTAAAATTACAATTGGTGAAACCATCGGTTTTCTTGATAATAATAACAATTGGAAAGAAGGTGCTATGATATTTTCTGAGGTTGAAAATGGTGATGTTTATGTTATAGGACATCCTAATAATACGTCATTAGGTCTAAATATATTTGCTGATTATTTACCATGGACTATTATACCTGATGTAAATTCTCCTAGATTATTATTAACAGATGGTACAGTTAGTTTTATTCAAAAATCCGATGGTACACTTTTATCATTAGGTGCATCAGATCAATCAGGGTCAACATTTTCTAATCAATCGTATCTTACAGTATTCACAATAATTCCTAATTTCTGGGAAGAAGATGGACCATGCGATATTGTATCTTTAAAAACTCTTGGAACAAAGAGTTCTATAACAACGTCAAACGGAACATCATGGATTGCTGGTACTTACATATGGGACATGGTTTATAATCCTAATTCTACCTTAAGAAGTGACATTGGTAATGTAGTAAAGATAACCAATGCATCATTTTGTTCTCCTTACCCACATGGTTATATTGTAAATAATGTATATTATGATTTTAATGACCTACTTAATCATAACACATTGTCATTTTGATAATGATAATTAATATCATTTTAAGCCATATTATGATATAATGAACAATAAGAAAAATAAAGGAAACTTTTGAAATATAAATTAATTACAATCTATGTTAATATACTGGATGCTATGATCAGAATGTTAATGTCAATGCGTGAATATGCACATCCATCAATGTCTGCTAAGGTCGAAGAAGGTACTTTTGACTCATTGTTTGGTAATATTAACAATATTGCCGATGAAGCTGAATTCGACACAAAGATAGTTCAAAAATAAAGGAACAGATTTGATTACAAATCTATATGAGACACGTAAAATTGATTTTACGAAAGAGCCCATGTTTTTTGGGCAAGGAAAAAACACTCAGCGTTTTGACGTAATGAAATATAAATTTTTCGATACTAACAATGATAATCAACAAGCACGTTTTTGGAGACCAACTGAGATCAGTCTTTTAAAAGATAAAAAAGATTTCGGATTGATGCAAGAACACAAGCGTTGGATTATGACAAAAACATTACAAAAACTTATTTTTCTTGATTCATTACAAGGAAGATCACCTTTCGCATCTTTTGCTTTAATCACAACTCTACCTGAACTTGAGAACGCAATACTTACATGGACATTCTTTGAGGGTTCAATCCACTCAAAAAGCTACTCATGGAATCTTAGAAACGTTTATACAAACCCAGATGAAATTTTTGATGAGACTTTTGATATTGAAATTCTAATGAGACATGCAGGTAAAATTGCTGGTCCATATAATGAGTTATTCTCATTAGTTATCGATTATCTTTATAAGGTTCAGAATAATATTGAGTTAGATGATGTTTATATGCATACTCTAAGAAAATCAATTATAAGAGCATTTATTAATGTTAATATTCTTGAAGGTGTTCGTTTCTATAGCGGATTTGCTAGTGTATGGGCTTTGACTGAAGGTGAAGGTATTGTTGCCGGTACGTCACGTATTTTACGTCTAATTTGTCGTGATGAAAATCAACATCTCGCTTTGACACAAAAAATAATCAATATTCTACGTAAAACCGATTCTGAAGGCTTCAAGGAAGTGTTTAAGGAGATGGAAGATGAGATTATTCAGATGTATGCAGATGCATGTGATCAAGAGTTTGAATGGGCTGAATTCCTGTTTTCAAAAGGATCAATCGTTGGTCTTAATGCACAGATAATTCAAGATTATCTTAAATACATTACAAACCAACGTATGAAGGCAATTGGGTTAAAAGCATTGTTTCCTGGGTATACGAAAAATCCACTACCTTGGATTGAAGCATGGATTACTGAGAGTTCAACTGAAGGCACACCACAAGAAGATGAGGTCACGGACTATTTAAGTGGTAGTATAAACTTAGATGATACAAATTATGATGAATATAGAAAAATGTTTAAGTTTTAAAGGAATTATATGGCAGTTAATTATGTAATGGGTAAGAGCGGTGAAAGAAAACTGTTCGATGCCGGAAAGATAACGGAAAAAACTCTCCTAGCATGTGAGGGGGTTGATGGTGTTTCGGCATCAGAAATTGAGATTCGTGCAAGTTCACAATTTCATAATGGGATTAGTACGGACGATATTCAAAAAATATTGATCAAAACTGCAGCTGATTTAATTTCTGAGGAAGAACCAGGTTATGATATTGCATCCTCACGATTGTTAAATCAACAACTTCGTAAGGAAGCATACGGTCAATATACGCCAAAGTCATTATATTCAACCGTTGTTAAAAATACTGATCTTGGAATTTATGGTGATTACATCTTGAATAATTATACTCAAGAAGAAATTGAGTATTATGGTTCAAAAATTCGTTATGATAAAGACGATAAATTTTCATATGCCGGTCTTAAACAACTTTATGAAAAATATCTTATTCGTCGTGATGGCAAAGTTGTGGAATCGCCACAAGATGTTAATATGTTGATTCATCTTGTGGCATTTGCTAAATTGACTGATCGAAGGTATTGGATTATTGAAGGATACAAGATCGTTTCTGATTTTGAAGTATCACATCCAACACCAACTATGATTGGTATGCGTACACCTTTTCAACGTTATATTTCTTGTAATGGTATTAATTTTGGAGATAGTACAGAATCTATCTCACGTGCTAACTATGCAATTACGAAACTCACTGCTTCTCGTTCAGGTCTTGGTATGGGTATTGGTTCTATTCGTGGTTTAGGTGGTGATATTGGGAATGGTCGTGTTAAACATACAGGTATCATTCCAATTACAAAAGCTGCGGAATCCTTGACAAAATCATTTTCACAAGAAATGCGTGGAGGAGGTGGAACAACATTCATGCCTTTCTTCCATTGGGAAATTGAAGATTACCTTGTATTGAAAAATAACAAAGGTACTGAAGAAAATCGTGTTCGTGGATTAGATCACTCAATGCAGGTAAATAGATTATTCTATAAGCGTGTGATGAAAGATGAAGATATTACATTATTCCACATGAATGATGTTCCTGGATTATATGAAGCAATGGGTGATAACGATAAATTTGAATCTATGTATGAAATGTATGAGAATCGTATTCCTAAAAAGAAAAAGAAAACGATGAAGGCAAAAGAACTTTGGAATAAGTTCAAGAATGAAAGATTTCAAACAGCAAGAAATTACCTTATTAATCAAGATAATTTTAATGAACATAGTGCTTTCAGTATTAACGTTGAACATTCAAATCTTTGTTGTGAGATTAATCTTCCGAGTACACCGCTTGATGGATCAAAAGGTGAGCCTGAAATATTTGCATGTATATTGATGTCACATAACTGGGGTTATTTAAAGGATGATCGTATTCCAATTGTATCTGAGTATTCAGTTCGTTTCCTAGAGGAAATGATTGATATGCAAGAATACGCAATGCCTGAGGTTGAATATGCAGCGAAGAAACGCCGTGCGTTAGGTATAGGAACTTCTGATGTATTTCATTGGTTAGCTAAAAACAAAATCATGTATAACACCCAAGAGGGTCGTAATGCAGTTCATAAACGTATGGAAGCAACAAATTATAATTTGTTGAAAGCAAGTAATCAACTTGCTAAAGAACGTGGTAGATGTGAACTATATAAAGATACAAAATTTAGTAAAGGTTTATTAAATATCGATACGTATAAAAGAACAGTTGATGAACTTGTAACTGAGATTTATCATCAAGACTGGGATACATTGCGTAAGGATATTGCTTTGTATGGTTTACGTCACTCGACATTAATGGCGATAGCACCAACAGCAAATAGTTCACGTGTAAGTAATGCAACGCCGGGTGTGGAGCCTCCTCGTAAATTGTTGAACATTAAAGAAGATAACAAAATTATTGTTAAACAACTTGTTCCTGATTACAGTAAATTGAGACATTATTATACAACTGCGTGGGGTGAAGATTTCAATAACATTGATTATTTCAAATTCCTTGCAGTGTTTCAAAAATTCGTGTGTCAAGCAATATCTGTAAACCAATATGCGGATTTAACACGTTATGATGAAAAAGGTTATCCGGATTCATTACTGACTAGGGAATATATGATACATTACTATTACGGTGGTAAATCATTGTATTATCAAAACTTCAGAACAACGAAGAAAGCCGTTACTGAAGATGAAGAAGATTCAGGTGAACATTCACTTGATATTGAAAAAGAAGATGAGGGTTGCGAAGGCGGCGGGTGTAAGATTTAAAGGATCTAAATGGTTAGACAAACCGATATGGAAATGAACAAGGAGAATTGGGATATTCTCCTTGAGAGGATTCAATATCTCAAGGAAGAAGTAAGAAAATACAAATATGATTATCTTACAGGCCTTAAGATGCGTAAGGATTTTGATGGTTATTTAAAAACCCTTTATGAGATGTACGAATTTGAAGATAGAACCTTTACGTTAGTTCTAGTGGATATTGATGGATTACATGCCGTTAATAGAAACGAAGGATATGGAAAAGGTGATGATTTAATTATTCGTGTTGCAAATCAATTACTTCAATCATTTGAAGGTTGTAATGGTAAGGAAGTTTTTAGGATTGGTGGTGATGAATTCGCAGTTCTAATAAAAGGTTTCGAGAAAGAAAAATTAGAATCACTTCTTCTTTCATTAGATGATGTCACAACTGCATACTTAAACATTGATGTAACAAAAGATTATGGGTCACCATCAAATGTATTCAAAATTGTTGACAAAGAAATTATTTCTAAAAAAGCTGGAAAAACAAGATAATTTAATTAATCTTTAAGGTTCTTTGTGTTATAATGTACATGTTTAAAACATATTATTAAGGAAAACAATGAATAAAGCAGAATTAACAGTTGCTGTAGCAACTAAACTCGAAGTATCAAAAGCTGAGGCAGGTCGTATTATTGAAACTGTTCTTGGTGAGATTATTGCAGGCGCAGTAGCAACTGGTGAATGTGTTGTTCCAGGACTTGGTAAACTCGAAGTTAAAGAAACGGCAGCTCGTAGTGGTGTTTCAAAAATGGGTGGTGTCGAAAAAGCATGGACAAAACCAGCAGGTAAGAAAATTTCATTGAAACTTTCTAAAGAAGGAAAATCAGTTACTGAGTAAGTAACGATTTTATCAAGGAGTTCATTGGAACTCCTGAATAAAATTTAAAGAAGGATTGACATGGTTTTTTATACAGAATATTATTGTACTACATGTGGTATATTGTCTAGTTCAATGTACTGTTCTAAATGTGGGAATAGATGTTTCCCATCAGGTGTACATCTGTGAGCCCCTTTAAATTCTTTTGTCCTACATGCGAATATATTCATGAGGGCACACAATGCACAAAATGTAAAGGTACCTCCGTCAGAGTAAGCAAGAATGATATATTTCCTAAACATCCAAAGAAATCTGACTATGAACATTTCACCAATAAATTTGCATATTATTATGATTTCAGTTCAGCATTAAGTGTAGATAATATCGATTCCGTTTCTATGTTTGTTGCTAAATACGGAACCCGTGACCAACTACAAAAGGTAATGAGCCGGAAAGATACGATAGAAGAATATTCTAAGAAAATAATTCGTGATGATTTGATTAAATTTAATACTATCTCAAGTTTACGTATATTTGATAAGTTATCTGTTCCATTCAAAGAGTTTCTAAAATTGATGGATGAGAAAAAACAGAATTTAAAATCAGCATCACTTCATAAAGAATATTTTGTCACAAATTCTAATATATTTTATGCATCAGCCCATATCAGTAAGAATAATGATTTATCAAATGTGTTTAAAGTTCATAAAACTAAACCTTATCGTAAAGCAACATATATAGAGGTTCCAAATTATTTTGATCAATATTGTGTTATGATGATAGATAAATCATCAGTACGAGATCCAGATATGAATTCACTCTATATATTCGAAGATAAGAACGATGCATTTACTTTCTCATTTGAGATGGCATTATTCATTTCTAGGAATTCGAATTTCCTTGATAAATTCTCTTCTGATAATAAAGATATTATATTAAAATCAGCAATAGATTTTGTTACTAAAAATAAAAGGTATTCTACTCATAAAAGATATCCGGAATTTTATCTTTAATTAAGTTTAATATGATATAATTATTATAAGAAAAGAAAGATAGAAGGATTATTATGTCAAGAACTTATATAAAGCGAAGATCGTTTAATTCAAATGAAGAAGATATGATTGCACAATTTCTTGCAACTAAAGAAGTTACCGTATGTGATACCAGAAATATTCCTGATACACAAAGAACTGATGGTTACAAATCTCGTCATGAGATAAACGTGGAAGAATGTGAAGGTTTAAAATATGAAGATGTTTATCTTGGTATGACCTTTATCCGTAAAGGTGGTAAAGATTACCAAGATTATGAAATTACTTGTACTGAGGTAAGAATCAGTAAAACTAAGAATAAAACTTTGATTTATTATTTTGATAATAAAAGATCAGGTTTACCAAAATGTACATTTCATAGAATGTTAAACAATGGTAGCATTGTTATCAAGACAAAGGATATGCAATGAAAAAAATTACAGTTGAACGCTATGAATGTAGTGTCTGTGGAAGGCTTCATGATGAGAAGAAAGATGCATCAACATGTGTGAGATCATGCAAAAAAGAACTTAAAGAAAAAGAACAATGGAGATTACAACGTGAGGAATTAGAGGATATAAGATTAACCTCCACATCCCTAGCAGAGGTTCTTATACGTTGTAATCGATACCTTGAAAAATACTTTAAGGTAACCATGGATTATACATCATATCCTGACAAATTAAGATATGAGTCTATAACGCATAATTCACCAGTTGGGGTTAAAACAATATGGGATTCTAGGAATAATCCAGATAATTTACCTTCATCGTATCTTGCATTTTGTGGTAGATGGATTGGTAAGGTTAAAAAGGTCACCGATGGTGTTGTAAAAACTGGATTCAGTGATTACATAGGTACATTTGGACAAAAGATTCCATTCCTACATACCGGTACGGGCTCGGGCGGAAGTGGTTTTAGTATCGATGGTTGTATGTTTCTTCAAGATTTTCCATTAATTGAAAAACAACATAATGAACTTGTAGAATTGAAATTGAAACGTGATGCATACTCAACAAGGGAAACCAATGTTAAAGCAGAATATCAGCGAGCAATGAAGGATGCGATTGATAGTGATGCAGAAATTCTTGAGTTAATAGATGTAAAACTTGAACTTGAGAAAAAACTGACTATGTTGAAAGAATATCTTGATGAAAAGATAACGGAAAAAACACAATTATATCATCCTAACTATGCACATATCTTAGATATTACGGAGGATTACGGTGAGCAAAGATACCACGAACTCAGCAGTACGTTTAAGCGATATAAGAGATACGCCATTGTGGAAAAAATTGATTAAATCAAAACCAGAAATATTGCTATAAGGAAAGAAGATGAAAATTATTGAAGGTGACATCACTAACGCTACAGAAGGATTTATCATTCATCAGGTTAACTGTCGTGATGCAATGGGTTCAGGGGTTGCTAAGGCATTATTTACTAAATGGCCTATTGTTAAAGAACAATATCATTCGTTCAACCAACCATTTGTAGAATGTAATGTTCAAGACAGATTGCTTGGGTTACTGGATATCATTCCTGTATCTACAGAAACATGTGTAATCAATGCATATACTCAGAACTATTTTGGTAATGATAGTAAGCAATATACTGATTACGATGCTATCAGAAAAGTGTTCAATTTTATATCAAATAACATTGATTTAAGTTGTGGTATTGCTATTCCTTATCTTTATGGGTGCGGTTTAGGTGGGGGCGATTGGAATGTTGTCTCACAAATTATTGAGGATACATTTGGTGATAATGCCTCTGTATATCGGTTACAATAATGACTGAAGTAAAAACTGTATTTCAAAAAGTTTATGACGATGAAACACTAAAAGAACTTGAAGATGATTTATTTTTTCGATTAGGTCTATCAAATCTTCCTATCGATGAAAATGGGTTTACAAAAGGCGAGTTTATTGTTATTGTGAAATATTCTGAGGAAGGTTTCTAATGTTGGTATTACAAAATATGGGATTTACTGGTGTCCATATATTGTCTATAATGGGAGTAATTGCATTAATCATGATAATCCCTTATACATTTACTAATTCAAAAAATTAATCTTCATTTAATCTTTATCTGATATAATTATTCTATCAAAAGACAGATAGAAGGATTTCAAAATGCATAGATTCAAACAGTCAGAACGTTTTATCCCAACAGGATATGTGTTATCAAAACACGATGATTATACACAAATTGATGTATATACATTTGAACGCAATGATCGTTTCATTGCAATGACATTTAAAGGTAAAAGTTTAAAATCAGCAGATCATATCGGTTATAAAACTGAACAATCACGAACCGATGCTATCAAACAATACATTGAGCGTCACACACGTTTTCTTGATGAAAAGAAAGCGTACAAAGCAACACAAAAAATCAAAAATGCTGAAGAAGCACAAAATGTTCAAGTTGGTGATATCTTGGTTGCAAGTTGGGGTTACTCAATGTCGTTAAATGATGCATATCAAGTAATCGCTAAAAAAGGTGCAAAAGTTACCGTTAAAGAGATTGCAACGGAATATGTATCAGGTGATTGGGGTGATTGGGGTGGTGGTCGTGTACGTGCGGTAAAAGATGCATTTGTGAAAGACGGTAAGGAAATGAATAAAATTCTTAAAGGAAATACAATCAAAATTAGCGATTGTCAATGGGCTAATAAATGTTCAGAGGCAGACACTTTCTACGAAAATCACACGGACTAAGGGGTATTTAGTTCTCCTTATCCTTCACTGTAAGATTGTATTTCTTCTTTAGCAATGCAATAGCAGAAGTTAATGCTTCCTTGTCACCTACATCTTGTGATTTAAGAAAATCATTAACAACTTTCTTATCATCAGTATTTAGTTGTGATAAAAGGTTACTATACTCGTCCTGAAGATCAGAAAGTTTATCTGCATTGTTAAAATTTTCTTTCTGATATTCTTTCCATAATGCAATTACAAAGCGTTTTGCATTACCGAGAGAAAGCTCATTAGTTGATGTCTTAGAACCTTTATATGCTTTATCAGCAGTTATAGATCCTTTGTAATATCCTCCATCATCAGGGTATCTTTTGATGGTTCCTAATACAGTATCACCTACTGAAACTGCCCATGCATCATCACCTGTTTGTTTAGTAGTATATTGTTCATTCTCATTTAAAAATGTAGTGAATTTCATTTTTAACCTCAAGGTTTTATTTTATTTATAAGGAAGTGTATGAAAAAATCAATTGTATATAGACATCTTAGATCACGTTTTCTATCATGTAACTCAGTATCATTGCCGGTTATTGTTGCATCAATTTTATTTGGGATTGCATTCTTCTTAGAAAATCCAGTAATGATTGTAATTAACCTATTATATTTTATTATTATTCTTGAAGTCACGAGAATGATTGATGAGTATATTAGATCTCCAGATCATAGGGTAAAAATAAGATATCTAGTCGATGCCGCTATCATTGCGGCTTTGCGGGAGATAATTATTATAGTAGTTGACTCACATCACTTACATGATAATATCCAATCTCTAGAGATTTATGGGTGTATTACATTGTCATTGATGTTACTTCGATATATCTCAATGAAAATTTCACCGGATTTATTGGATGTAAAATTCAATAAACACTTGACATAAAGAAATTTTTCTGCTATAATTATTACATAAAAAGAAAGATAGAAGGAAAAATTATGAAACGTTCAACAAAAGAGTTAATTGGTGTTATATCAGCAGTAATTATTGCGTTTGCAGTTGCTGGGTGGGCAGATTCAGATAATACTATTCCTGCACCTGAATATACAGTTGTATGTGGGCAAGGTTCTGAGATCAATAGTATGTGTGACATTATCAATGTTGACGGTGTTAAGGTTGATGGCGTAGATATGGAAATTGCATCAGAAAATGAATTTTTTAGTAAACCTGAAAATGTAAAATTGTGGGTTGAACAAGGGAAGTTGGATTTAAAATGAAAATTGCTGTTGTAGGTAGTCGTGGTTTTAATGATTACGATTATATGATTAGTATCTTAAATAATATTGAAGATATTACTCTAATAGTATCAGGAGGTGCTCCTGGTGCCGATAGACTTGCGGAATTGTATGCCGATCAAAACAGTATCAATACATTAATTTTGAAAGCTGATTGGGACAAATATGGAAAATCAGCTGGGATGATCAGAAATAAAGATATTGTTGATAATGCAGAATATATCATTGCATTTTGGGACGGTGTATCAAAAGGAACTAAAAACTCTATTGATCGTGCAAAAAAAGCTGGTAAGCAAGTAGTAGTATTTAAATACTAATTCAATAAATACTTTAATATTTCTAATAGGATTTAAAGATGATATTTAGTGAATTTTTCGATATACAATCAATGCTAGAAAAAATTAGTGTTGATAATAACAAACTGGTATTTGACTACAAGGACATCTCGAAAGGTGATAATAAGGAATCTGTAGGTACGAGTTTCGGTAAAGGAAAGCTTAAACCTTTCATGAAATCTAATAGTATACTTGACAAGAAAAAGGTGTATAGTGTATATCAATCATCTGGTGCTACAGATATCTTAAAGGCTGTCAAAGGCAAGAATGGTATTGAGATGGATTCTGATGATTATAAAAAATTCATTGATCGGACAGCTATATATCTGTCAAAAGTAATGCAGGATGAAAAAGTCGAGGTAATCCTATCACCTAAATCAAGTGCTAAAATGGTAGATGATGTTCTCGATGCAATAAAATTGAGATTACCATATATTATAGATTTCAAGGCTGTATTTGAAAAAATATCTGTTGATGATATTAAAAATGTAAGTATGATTGATGACCCACGTGTTACTGATAAAATTCGTTTATCATTTGAAGCTATCAAGAAAAAAGCTATCAAAGATGGATATTTTGCAATGGTTAAGGTAGATCCTAAATTTAGACATTTTGTCCGTGGATTCTTTCAAGATATTGATGAGAAGGTTGTTAAATCATGCGAGAATAAAAAAGTTGCCTTACTTGATGACATTATATCTTCAGGAACAACAATAGCAGAAATGATGAGAATGATGGGAATGATCGGCGCTTCAGACGTTATTGGTATAACGGTATTCAAATCTTAAATATTTCTTTTCTCTCAGAAACGCTCATTCCAAAAACTTCATTAACATGATGAAACCATATGTAGGAAATATTCCTCATATGTGTTGCATTCCAATGAAAAACCCTTCCTTCATATGGTGTTGTTAATATACGTACACCATCTTCAAACACTAACTTAACATATACATTGTCATCATCTTTGTATGGATAGAAGTCTAAAACATCCTTGTTTAAAAACTTTATTATTACCACTTTCTTTCCTTAAATCTCTTTAATGAACTAACCATTGTTAATTAAGTAAAAAGATTATGCCCGAAGGCATAATTATTTGAAGTCAACGCTTATGCGAAGATCTCCTTGAAGTCAACCCCAGTTCCTACGGCGATGAAGTTAAGAACTAAGAACTCCGCAGTACGTGTTGGTTTGATTGCAATGTCAGCGATGAATTGATTAGAATCAACAACATATGCTGTATTGTTAGTTTCGTCACAACGTACATAGTAATCGTAGATACCACGATTTGCTTTGATGTTACGAAGATAAGGCTCAATCGTAGATTTGAAACGTGAACGAGTATATGCATCATTGTTGGTGAATACATAGTATTTAGCCATTTTACTGATAGCTCTTTCCATTTCATTGAAAAGTCCTCTAACGTTAATTCGGTCAACATTTATTTTCACAAAATTCGTTACATTTTGTCGTTATCTGCGAGGACAAATAACTGCTTAATATTTCTATTAAGGGAAGACTATATCACCACTTTTTAATTCAAATTTGGTAGGGAATTAAAAAGGCTCACCACTTCGGATTCACTTGAATCCTACTCTACTAAGGCATTACCCGTTCGATAGTCGTTGGACCTTCACCTGTACGGTGCTTGGATGCTGATTGTCCAATACTAATAATTTTTAACATTCACGCTTACCTTTTCAAGTTACGTTGTAGTTTATTAGTCTCTAAGGATTTTCCAGCAGTTCAATGAGTTTTATGTGCGCCTGAACCGTTTAACATTTTTATTTATTAAAAAAAGATTCCAACAAATCCCTTATTTCTATAGAGCTATTTTTATTTTTACTCAAATTTTCTTCCCACGGAATATATTTTAAATTGTTTATAGAACCTATTATGTACGTGGGTATGTTATTTTGGAACCCATCGTACACACTGACTAAATGGTCTAAATTATATGCACCCTCTATTCCACATCTCCCTCGTTTTTCCCTATCTATAAGTTTATTTTGATGTTTATATGTTTCTAACCACACATAATAAGAATACATCTTAAAATCTTCTCTAGTTTTAGGCTCTAACATATTTCCATTTTTAATTCTAGTTTCCTTCATCTTGTCTTGAACTTCTTTTAATTTTGCAGGATTAGAAACCCCATATTTTTCAATATTTGTTTCTCTAATGTTTTTAACCATTTTTGATTTTCTTTCTTTAGTCCAAGGTGTTAATTCATTCATTTGATATTTTGTCATGCATGATGAGGAACAGCAAGAAGAGTATTCGAATCTAGTGGATGAAAATTTAACTTTATTTGTACAACATTTACATTTTACATTTTTAGCTTCAGGAAAAATTAAATCATATATAGTTTTTTGTAAGTTATTTAATGGGAGGTCTAAAGCGATTATATATTTTTTAACAGTTTGTGAAAAACTTCTAAGTTTGTACTGTTCAGAAGAAGTTAAAAACTCATTATATAATGATTTTATATTAGATATAATTTTATCTTCACTAATATCACATTTTACAGAGCATTTATATCCTCTGTAAAATGAAAGAAATTTCATTTCTTTCCCACATTTAGGGCATTTATTGCTTACGTTAAAATATTCATTGTAATCTTTTTCAGATAATATTACTTTATGATGCTTTAAAATACCCGTAGCTTGTTTCGATGTTATGTTTCCATCTATAAAATTCTTTATTACCTGCATTTTTTGTTCTGATAACATATTCACCTACCACAATGTTTATGTTATTTATTAATACAAAACCAATATTTTTTGACGCACTTGGCTTACTTTGCAATGTTTTTTGTCCCCATACAACTGTACCTTGACCGTTAAAAGAAACGATTGGGTTAATCATATTTTTGTACAAGATATCACGTTGAGCTTGGTTTGGATTAATTGCCAATTTGATACAGTTTTTAAGTGCACCGTAGTCAAGACCCGCTGAGGCATCCCATGTATTTCTTGATGTGTTCATAGCTGCACGAATACCTGCTACGTCACCTGCAACACTCACCCACATATATTCATCCAATTCTGTTGAGTATTGGTATTTGTAGTTTCCGAAGAATGCATTGTATTTACCGATTGGGTCACCAATGTTGAAGTCAACAGTGATATATGTAACCATGTTTTCAATTGCTATTGCTGGTTTAACACCTACAACATCATCACGAAGTGCACCAAGGAAACCGATACAGTCTTTTCTTGAACCTGCAAGTGTTGCAGCTGCAGCATGAGATTTTTCATTTGCAATAACAAGATCAATTTCAATATCTTCAAGGTTTGAGAATACGTCATACCCTACATTGAAACTTGCAGTATCAAGAACACCATCATTACCTGATGCAAGAACGAAATCTTTGATCACAGGAGCAACATCTGTTGCAGGATAAGTCAATGAGTCGTTATCTTTTACATAAATGTAAGAACTTGTACGATTGATTACTTTTTCAATATAGATTGATTTTCCGTTTTTAGAATCAACCGCTGTTTGGTTAACTGAAACTACGAATCTTTCTACAATACTTTTACCGTCGAGTACAACTACAACAATTTCACCGTTTGTTTGGTCGATATTTTGAGTATAAAGATCACCCAATACGATACCTGAGTTTGGATATAATTCTTGACCTTTTTTAGTCAATGCCGCTTCATTTGCTACAACAACACGAATATTGTTACCCCAATTACCAGGAGTTCTTGCAAAGAATTTAAATTTAGATGTTGCTACGTCTACAAATGGGTATGAGATATTTGACAACTCATAATCTGCTTCGTTCATAACAAGATTTGGAACTGCTGTAAGAATAGTAACACCGTCAGAAGACAATTCTCCTACTGCATTTTTCATATGTACTTCATCGCTTGCACGTGATACATAACATTTGTCGCCGTACTGTAAAAAGTTATAAACTTGATACCAGTCATTGTAATTTTTTGATGTTGGTTTACCGTAGTAAAGTTTAAGGTCATCTGTGTTAGTGATCAATAGATATTCATTAATAGGTCCTTTTACGAACTCACCAACAAATGCAGCAATTGCAGTACTAACTGTAGGAACAATGATGCTTAAATCAATTTCGTTTACCTGTACACCAGCCGATAGTTGTGCCATTAAAAACTCCTTTCTTCTTTGAGTGAAATAATTGTTTTTGTAGTTTATCGACATTTACGGTCGTCTTGTTATTTATATATTTATTCAACTATAGATGATACAATTGCGCCAGTTGTCTTACCGTTTACTTCTACGGCATCCGCCTTAACCGTTGCAATACCATTAACGCTTATAAGATACTTATCATCTTGAATTTCCATGTAATCATATTTCAATCCAATATCTAACGTAAGATGTTCATTCATGTTAGAACTTGCGAATGGAAGATCACCTATGCTTGTAATCTGGGCATTACGAAACCACACCTTTAAAATATCGTTTCCTTGCGAATCCGTTATAATTACGTATGCATCATGATAGTTCTTATTAAACATCGGTTGAGTTACTTTAACCATCTTAAATGCATTTACCATTACTTCTTTCCAGATAGAAAATCCTTCATCAATAATTAATGTAATTTGTAGATCGTTGAACGTGATATTGTCTGCTTGCCCCGTTATTAATGCACCCGATCTTGATGCAATCTGTGGATGGGAAAAGTCAACACCAGGTAAGTTTACAGATTGCACGTTATATAGTGTTTCTTCTGAAAATAATGTAGTGCCGAAATATATCGACGTATCTAAAGCATAGTTTTTACTTGCATTATTAGCCATGAGATACCTTTTTGATTTATTTATCGTAATTGATAATGATTATCATTATTAAGGTGTATTTAATCTTAAGTATGTTATAATGTAAATGTTAAAGAGAGGATCAATGAACGTAAATTATGCAAATAAAGATGAGATCACACATGAGATCATCCAGATACAATTAAGAGAAAAGATACGAACGGTTGACAAAAAACTAAACGAATTACAATTAGAATATGAAAGATCATCAAGTCCTATAATATTGGATGAGATAAAAGAATGCGAAAATTCGAGAGACCAACTATTAGAAAAAGGTGCTGATGCAAATTACAGCCGACAAAAATTTGGTGAAATTGTTATTCTAATCAATGACAATTTACTAAAGAAACCGTGTTTCAGGAACTATTCGGAAAACTGGACAGAGGATTTCAAAAGTAATGCAATTTATAAGATTTTCAAATATATAAACAATTTCGACCCAGAGAAGATCAGTAAAATTACGGGCAAAAAAATAAGTTCGTTTGCTTACTTAACTCAGATTACATACATGGCGTTTATCGAAGTAATCAATAAACGAAAAAATGATACACATGATCTAATGGAAAATATGATTCCATTGCAAGACCTGAAACCTGAACATTATGTTTATAGCAAGTTCGCAAATGAATCAACATATTATCCGGATGAACATCGAGAAGATGATACAGAATATTTTATATTTCCATCAGTTAATACATTTGTTGTAGACAACTTGATATGCGATACATTATATGATGTTCTAAAAACTATCAGAATAAAATTTGATAAGGTTCATGTGACATACCCATCGACTTATCATATATCTATGACTGAATTTAAGGATATTGATAAACTTGGATTTGATCGTATGAGCCTTGTTAAACAACGGGATAAGATTGAGGAAGAAATCATCGAGGAAGATATTGATGATGAAGCATGTTTCGCATTTACGGATGAAGAGTTTGAAGATTGGGGTGAATGGACCTCAGAAAGTGAAGATTAATGATACTATCCGGTAAACAGATTATTCTTGGTGATTGTCACTTTGGTAAAGGAAAGTTTTCCCAAAATATGTTTGACACACAGATGGATTTCTTTGAAAAACAACTGTTTCCGTATATGCAAGAGAATGGAATCGATACTATTATTCAGTTGGGTGATTTTATCGATAACAGGAAAAATGCAGACATATATTTTCTAAACCAACTTGTAGATAAGTTTTTTGAACCTATGCAAGGTTATGGGTTCAAGATGATTGAAATACTTGGTAATCATGATATTTACTTCAAAAATACACGTGATGTAAATCTCATGAGGATTATAGAAAAAATGTATCCTGATAATCTAACTGTATTATCAGAACGTGAATACGTTTACATAAATGAGAAAAAAGGTTATTTTGTTCCATGGATTCTTGAAAATGAATCTCTTACGGCAAAGGAACTAAAAGGCGTTGAGTACCTATTTGGGCATTTTGAGATTAGAAATTTTCAGATGGCAAAAGGACATATCGACGAGAAATCTACACTAACATCAGACTTTTTTACAAAGTTAAAAATCAAAAGAGTTTTCAGCGGACATTATCACCTGGTAGATAACAAAGCAAACATATCATACATTGGTACACCATATCAATTGGATTGGGGCGATTTTGATGACTTCAAATATTTTTATGTTCTTGATACTGAATCAGAAACTCTTGATAGAGTATTCAACCATATATCTAAAAGACATGTGAAAATCAAATATAATTCTGATCATGAGTACGGTGTTATTGAATTAAGCGGATTATCACCTGATAGACATTTCTATGCAGATGTCACAGAGATTGATACTGATGAATTGAAACGTCATAATTTAAAGGCGTATATCAATAAAAAAGATGATACAAAATATCACGAGGAAGTGATGTTTTTATTGCGTGAGAAAGGTTGTGAATTTACCGTAACAGATAATCAAGAAATATCAATATTAATTGGTACTGATTATGTTAACGAAGATCATATTGAAGATCACTCAAGCACTAAGGAAATTATCCTTAAAACCATAGGTGCCGAAGCACCTGAGTTGATCGATCTGATCAACGAATTGTTTAGTGAGATTGCAATAGATGACTAAGGAGAGATATGCACATCCAATTTAAAACATTGAAGTTTAAGAACATACTATCATACGGTAATGCCATATCAGTATATAATTTTGAATCGGGAATTGATATTATCAGTGCAACAAATGGCGCTGGTAAATCAACTATTATTGATGCGTTAACATATGCATTATTTGGTAAACCATACAGAAAGATAAATCTTAAAGGTTTGATCAACAACAAGAATAATAAAGAATTATATACTGAGTTATTGTTTGATATTGATGATATTGAATACATGATTAAACGTGGTATGAAACCTAATATTTTTGAGATTTACTCAAAGGTTGATGATGAATATAAGTTGATCAATCAGGACAGTACAAGTCGTGATTATCAGAACATTCTTGAAAACGATATCTTGATGTTAAACGAAACTGTATTTAGACAGCTGATTGTATTAGGTGCAAATGTAAGTAATTCAAAAAACTTTATGGATCTTAATGCAACAGAAAAGGAAGAGGTATTCCAGGTTGTAACAGATACCTCATTGTTTAATCATCTTAGTATATTGATTAAAAACAAGAGAAATGAAATTAAAACTATTCTCACGGAACACAATTATAAATTCGATATATTATCAAGTACGATTGATAGCGAGCGTCAAAATCTTGTAAAATTACAACGACAAAATGCATATCTCCAGCAGAACAAGGATCAGCGCATTCTTGAGATTCAAAAAGTCATTGATGATGGTGAATCAAAATTAATTGAGTATGATCGTGCAATTCAAAAACTAAAAGATTTAAAGTCACAATATGATGAAAAATTGTTAGATCTTGAAAATCAGAAAGCTATCCTTAAAGATAAAAACAATCAAATAAATGCACTGAATGGTAAGATTGTTGCGTTTGATCATCTAAAAGAGTCAAGTATTTCGTGTGATAATTGTTCTCACGAGATTATATCAGGTGATTATGATGCAGACCTTCATGATAGTATGAAGAAACATGTAATAACATTAACTGATGAAATTAATTCTCTAAAAGAAATTTATCGCAACTCATCTGAGATCGGTGATGGTATGAAAGAGAAATTACTTAACTCAAATCGTATTATTAAAAATAGATCAGAGTTAGTTAACACTATTGCACAAAAACGAGATGAATTAAAAGAAATTGATAATTGGGTATTAGTTGATATTGATAAATCTGTTCTTGAACATAAAGAAGATGAGTTATTGACAGTTAAGACGATTTTATCAGATGCAGATTCTAAACATAATGCATTGAATCAGTTAATGAAAATCATCGGCGGAGATAATCTTAAAGGTTATATTCTATCAAAACAGATTCCATTACTCAACAAATATATAAACTCATATATTGAAAAATTTAGTGATTTTAACTTCAACTTTGTTATCGATAATAATTTCAAAGAACAGTTTATATCACGAAATGAAACACAGGAATTCCATTCATTTTCGAATGGGCAGAAACAAAGATTTACATTCGCTATATTGTTTGCATTTTTAAAGTTGATTGAAGAAAGAAGTGGCGTATCGACGAATCTTCTTGCAATGGATGAAATTTTAGATTCGAGTGCGGATAGTGTAGGTCGTTCTGAATTACTTGATATATTATATTCAAATTTCTCAGATAAGAAAAATATCATCATAATTTCGCACCAACCGGAGATTAAAGAGCGCATGGAAATCATTAATAGAACATTTGAAGTTACGAACGCAGGTTTTTCAAAACTTGTTGAAGTTAAATCGTAATTGATTATGATAATTAATATCATATTAAGCTAAAGTATGATATAATACATGATAAAGGAATATAATGAAGAAACCGAAGATATCGGGTAATGATAGCAATAGGATATTGAATGAGATTTGGGCATGGAAAGAAGAAATCAATGACCCAAACTTATCAATACTCGACATCATAACTGAATATATCGAAAAAAACAATCTGTGTCCCGATACAGTAGGGGAAATGCTTGCACATAATAAAAACTTTGTAAAAATTTTAGAAAACGACCTTGTAAAAAGTAGAATCTTTAAAACTGAAAAAGAAGTAACAACATTCAACGAATGGGAATAAAGGAAAGAGATGTTAACGTTTAATCAGCAATATGATATAGCGAATGGCATCTTTCTAACATTTGATAAAAATCTACCAGTTAGAAAGATGACATCTAATCATTCACAACAAGTACGGGATAAGGCACGAGTTTCCTTCCCGTACACAAAATTTGAATCATGGACAAAGGAACGTTTTGCAATCTCAGTAATCTACATCATGTACAAAAAGAATCCACCTTCGTTCAAAAACCTAGGACAAATGTTGTACGAACTAGACGAGAAGGAGGTAAAATCATTTAAAAGCGATATTGTAAATTATAATTTATATGTTGCTAAGGATGTAGATTACCTTGTACAAATCTACAACAGTCTACCTACAATTGAAAATATCTTTTTCGAGTATATTAATGGAAAGATTAAGTTTTATACGTTGTGGTTTTATTTGAAAAAAATCGATGCAGACATGAACGAATTGATGGAGTCCCGAATTAAAGGTGTTATCCTGCGAAGGATAAAAAATCTATTATTGTTTGTAACATTTAATGCAGATAAACTTAGCAAAATTAATATACTATTGAAAGAGAGATTAAACATTTGAAACATAATACCAATCTTTATATTTTTCATTAGTAGATTTAATTCGATTAGACAATGTGTTGTAGCATATATCCATATTAATACATGCATCATTTACTGAACTATATATTACACCAGAAATATGAACCTTCTTCTTATTTTTAGTTCCTATATTTTCACGCTGGGATTTAGGCATAACATAACCTTTATGAGATTCAGATAATTTTTTACGTGTCTCAACTGTTATTTTTCTTTCCTTTAATTTTTGACAATGTTCTCTAGCAGTTAAAAGAACAGAGTTCCAAGGATTTTCATTTAGATTAGAAAAGGGTTGGATTTATAGATTTTGGGATAATATGATGATTTTCATAATATACATAATTTAAATCTTCTTTCTTTAGTTTTGAACGTATTTCATTTAATGCACGTTCTATGATAAGAAAGTAGTATTTAGAGTATTTAGTTGGTTCCTGAATGAACTCAGAAGTGTAGTTTTTGTATAAATATTGCATGCTGCAGATCTCCAGGTTTGTAGAGACTATAGATGTTGGTAGCATCGTGATAGTCATTTTATGTATTTATTAAAAGAAAATTTATAATATTTTATTAAAAAAAGGAAAGAAATGCTTCACGTTGACAAAAAACATTATCTATGGGCAGAAAAATACAGACCACAATGCGTTGATGACATCATCTTACCGGAAAACGTAAAGAAACAGATGAGAACATGGATTAAGGATGGGCAGATTCCTAATATTGGATTATTTGGTTCAATTCCTGGTACCGGTAAAAGTACATTTGCTAATGTTATTCTCAAAGAATTAGATGCGGATTTCCTTTGGATTAATGCTTCCGCAGATGGTGGTATCGATAAGATGCGTACTGAGATCCCAAAATTTGCACAAAGCGTTTCAGTAAATGGTCGTCCTAAAATTGTTGTTCTTGACGAAGCAGACAACCTAACTGCCGTTACGAATGGAGCACAATTCGCTATACGTGGTATCATTGAGAAGTATGCAGCCAATTGCCGTTTCCTACTTACAGGTAACTACAAGGAACGTATCATTGAACCTATATTGAATCGCCTTGTTAATTTTGATCTTGACGAGATGTCTCAGATGTATAAACAAGAAAACGCAAAAGAGATTCTTGGAAGGCTTAAATTCATCTTAAAAAATGAAAATGTATCTTATGATCCTAAATCGTTAGGACCTATCATTACTTCATCATATCCAAGTATTCGTGAGATGACTGTAACTATTCAAAAACTCACAGTTGAAAATGATCAAGGTACATTAGAATTACTCACAAATGATAAAGTGTTTGAAAGTTCACAATTGATGCGTAAGCTTGCTGATGCAATTGTTATCCAGGATTTCTTTGAAGCAAGAAAAATTATTACTGAATTAGGTGATCATGATGCGTTTTATTCATTCATGTGGCGCCACATTGAAGAATATGTTGAAGAAGCAAGCATTCCACAGCTTGTATTAATTCTTGCAAACTTTCAAGATCAGTCATTAAGGGCACGTGATAAATCTGTTACATTGGCAGCATTTGTTGCAACAACATTGATGACAACAAACCTCAAATTTAAGAAAAAATAATGTTATCTTAAGCATTAATATGTTATAATGATAACAGTTATCAATTACAAACAAGGAAAATAATGACACCTACAGAATATATTTCAAATGTCTTAAAGACAGAGAGCACTAAGGACCCGATTGTATCGGAGTTCGGTGTCAATTCACGTATTTTACATGCTTGCATGGGTACAACAACTGAGGCAGGTGAGCTTGTCGATGCCTGTAAAAAATCAATGTTCTATGGAAAACAATTAGACAAGGTAAACCTCGCTGAGGAAGCAGGTGATGTTCTTTGGTATATTGCTATTTTATGTGATGAACTTAATGTTACCTTTGAGGAATTATTCGAAGTGAACATCGCAAAATTGAAAAAAAGATATGGTGAGAAATTCTCAGATGATAAAGCAGAAAATCGTGATTTAACTGCAGAACGTGAAATTCTTGAGTCCGGGCATTCAAACGTAAAGGAATAATTTGAAGAAGAACGATTTTGATTTCCCACCAATGCCAATGCCACATAATGATAATATGAAGAACAATGAGTTTCACACCTTGTTCTCAAAGGATGTTCCTGCAGAATCAATGATGATTTCACCAGGATATAAAAAACATACATTCTACCTAACAGATTTTGCTGAGTATGGACGTGGTTTACATGAGGTTTACAACTCGCTTCGTGATGCAGGTGAAAATGACTTGCTTGAAATTCGTATTAGTTCACCAGGTGGATTCGTAACTGAAGGTCAAACATTATATAATCTTATTCAAGAAATGTTTACTGACCGTTGTATAACAATCCTTGACCCTGAAGGTTATTCAATGGGTGCATTAGCATTCTGTATGGGTGATTATCGTGTATGTTATGAGAACAGCTCAATCATGTATCACAACTATAGTGCGGGTACGGGTGGAAAAGGTCATGAGATTATTGCACATGTTAAACACATGGACAAGTCACTTAAAATGTTCTTTGATACAATCGTAATTGGTTTATCCGATGAGGAAAAAGAAGTACTTTATGCGGGTGGTGATTTCTGGTTTGATACTCAAGAAATGTGTGAGCGCAAAATCTGTACTGCAGTTATGGTAGGACCTCACATTTTTTCAGCGGAAGAATATCTCATGTTGATTAAGCGTATGAACAAGGAAGCAAAAAAATTAGGAATCAAAAAACCTAAAACATTGATGCAGGCAAAGAAATTTCATGACATTGATGTTATTACACCATTCCTTGAGGAACAAGAAGAAAAAGAACGTCGTGAACATGAAGAACACGAGAATCCAAAAAAGAAAAAAACAAAGAAAAAGGATAAAGAATGAGTGATATTATTGAACCACAGGAAGTTAGTGCTGACCCAGTACAAATTATTTGTATCCTAGACCGTAGTGGGTCTATGGGTTCGTTAGCATCTGATGTAATCGGATCGTATAATACTTTTATTGAACAACAAAAAAATGAACCAGGTGAAGCCGAAGTTACCCTTGTATTGTTCGATACAATGTATGAAGTTGTTTATGATAAAATTGATGTCAAAAATGTTCCTGAATTAACAAAAGAAGTTTATTTTGCTCGTGGTGGCACAGCATTGTTGGATGCAATTGGTCGTGCTGTTTCAACATGTACAGCTAAAGATGCAATGGTTCTTATTCAAACTGATGGTGAAGAAAATTCAAGTCGTGAATATACTAAAGATATGATTAAGAAATTGATTGATGAAAAAGAAACTGCGGGTTGGGATTTTATTTTCCTTGGTGCTAACATTGACGCTATTTCTGCAGGTGATTCTTTCGGTATGAAAATGGGTAAATCAGTTCAATACACTGCAAATTCAGTTGGTATGAAAGTTGCCTTTGATACTATGTCCAATGCAACTTCATTATATCGCTCAAGTAAAATGGATAATATTTCAAATTTAGTTGCGAAGTCATAAGACCTTAAGTGGTTTTATGATATAATTAACAAACTAAATAAAGGAAATATATGAAATGGATTATTGATAAAGTAGTTGGTGAATTTGATTACGGTCATAATGTTTGGACTCAAGAACTCGATGAAGAGTTGAGTTGTGGTAGTCAATGTAAATGTAAATGGCGTCATGGTCATAGAGGAAAAGTAGTAGCTTATTTAGAAGCAAATGAATTATCCGGATCTTCAAAGAACATGGTGGTGGATTTTAATGATATGAAGATAATGACTAAATTCATTGACAGTACTTTAGATCACAAATATTTAATTGATATTAATGACCCAGCTAATTTTGATACCTTTTCACATTTTTGGGTTGATGGATCTTTCAAACAGGTTTTAGTTAAAATGCCGGAAGGTCATTACTTAATAGATCCTATTTTTTGGAAAGATTTAGACCCAATTCTTCAAACTAAATATGAAAGTTATGTGATTCTCGATTTTGTTCCAACATCTGAAAATCTTAGTAAATGGATGTTTGAAGTTATGTCTATGAAAATAGATAGCACTGGAGTTAAAGTTCATAAAATTGAATGGTATGAAACACCAAAATCTCGTGCTACTTATTATGGGGATTAACTCTTTTTAATTCATTTATTTTCCATCCTAAAAGTTTTACTTTAGATGGAAATATATGGAAACTATTATCTTTTGAGCTTGTAGGCGATATTATTCCTCTATTAACCCAATTTCTTAATATGTTTATAGATAGCTCATTTTCTTCTGCGAAAGATTTTAGATTTCCGTGAATGAAGTAATCATTATTTTTATTATCGGTTATAATATAAATTTTCGCCGAAGGATTAGAAGAACCTTTGACTCTATTAGACAGTTCTAATTTTCTTTGTTCTCCTTTTTTGCTATCCCATTGTTTAGTTTTTATCATATCAGATAAATGTGCTCTATTTTCGTCATTATCCCAAAATGTATTATTCCATATTCTCATATCTTCAGAACCTCTTCCATCTCCTCCGTCGGTTATATTGGTGAGAGGGCCTGAGTCAAGAATAAGTCTACCTATTTTAGATATTAAATATTTTTCTTTGTCTTTAACAAAGCCATTTTCACTATCTTTATTTAGGAAGATAGTAATATCTTCTATAGAAAAATGTTTTAAACAATTTCTAAGTTTATTAGATTTTCTTGTTCTAGAATGAGGTAACTCATATATGTGATTTTTGTATCTATTTAATTTACCTTTCCCAACATAGAAAGGTTCATAAAGAAAAGAGAAATTTAAACCTTCGTAATGATAATTTCCTGGTTTATTCAAATCTACGAATATATAGTTATAGTATGAGTTTTGTGATAAATATTGCATGCTGCAGATTCCTTGGTTTGTAGAGACTATAGTGAGGCCTAATTCACGTGATAGTCTTTTTATTATTTATAAAATTATTTAAAGGAATTTAATGTCATTAATCGACAGACTAAAAAAGAGTTCAAAAATCGACCAAGTTGCAGTATTTAGTAAATCTACAATGTGTTTACCAAAAGATTTTATTCAAACCAAGATTCCACTGTTGAATCTTGCGTTATCAGGTGATGTAGATGGTGGGTTAACATCAGGATTAACAATCATTGCAGGTCCTAGTAGACATTACAAATCAAATTATGGGTTGTCAATGGTATCGGCATTCCAAAAGAAATTCCCCGAAGGAATTGTTATTTTTTATGACTCAGAATTTGGTAGTACTGAGGATTATTTCAAAGCAAATGATGTAGATCCTGAGCGTGTATTGCATTGTCCAATTACTAATATCGAAGAACTTAAATTTGATATTATGAATCAGATTGATACTTTTGAAAAGAATGATAAAATCATGTTCTTTATTGACTCAATTGGTAACCTTGCGAGTAAGAAAGAGGTTGAAGATGCGTTGAAAGAAAATGCTGCTGCTGATATGACCCGTGCTAAGCAGTTCAAATCATTGTTCCGTATGGTAACTCCTCACCTCACGCTAAAAGATATTCCTATGGTTGCGATTAACCATACTTATCAATGTGGGACAGAAAAAATGACCGTAACCACCCCAGACGGTAAAGTATCTATTAAAGATATTAAACAAGGTGATATAGTTCTTACGACTAACGGTTATGAAGAAGTAATGTTCACCACTATTGGTGAGAATGCTTTTATAACCGAAATAGAACTAGAGAATGGTGATATTTTAGAATTTACCGAAGGTCATAGATTTATGGTTAATGGGGAATGGAAATATGTAGCCGATTTAGAAGTAGGTATGAGTATTGATAGTGTTTCATAAGTATGATTAACATAAATAATAGTATATAAAATTAGGAGTATACTATGTTTAGGTTAATGATTAAAACCTCAAATCAAGGTTTAAAATATCTATGTGTTACAAAAAGAGATGATTATGAGGAATATAAAGGTTCTGGTAGAGATTGGAAACAACATTTATCCATCTATGGAGATGATATAACTACTTTAGTTTTATATGAAACGGAATCTTCTATTGAACTATCAGATGTTGGGATGTTTTATAGTAATTTTTATGACATAGTAGATTCCAAAGAATGGGCTAATGTTGTTAAAGAAGAAGGATATAAACATTTTAATAGATTTAATCATTGGTGTGTTTATGATAATTCTGTTAGTGATAAGATTTCAGAAGCACAAACTAAGATGTTTCAAAAAATGTCCAAAGATGAAAAAGCTGAATATACTTCTAGGTGGAGAAAAGGTTCTGAAATATGGAGAGAGAATTTATCTCAGGAAGAATATGTGATATATTGTTTGAAGTTAAGCGAAGCTCAGAAAATGTATTATCAAAATATGGATGAAGATGAGCGAATTAAGCTATCCGAAAAAAATAGGAATATGCGTTTAAATATGTCTGAAGAAAGTAAACAATCAAGGAAAGAAAAAATTCAAGAAGTTTATGCTACAGGTAAACATCAACATATTTTCGATAAATTTAGTGAGGAGAGACAAGGAGGTAACAACCCTTGCTCTAAAAAAGTATCTATCCAAGGGGTTGTTTATGGATGCATAAAAGATGCTTGCGACGAGTTGAATATAACAAGGGCAATCTTAAATGGTAGATTAAAATCAGAAAAATATCCTGATTATATAAGAATTTAAAGGAATAAAATGAAAATTAAAAGTATTACTCACAATAAACGAAAAGAAACAGTTTATGATTTTGAGACTCCATCTCATTCATATATTTTAGGAAATGGATTAATTTCTCATAATACCCAAGAAATGTTCTCAAAAACAATTGTATCAGGTGGTACGGGTATTATGCTTTCAGCAAACACTGTATTGATTATCGGGCGTTCTCAGAACAAAAAAGGAACTGAGTTAGAAGGTTATACATTTACTATCAATATTGAAAAATCACGTTTCGTTAAAGAAAAATCTAAGTTTCAAATTGAAGTTGCGTTTGATGAGGGTATTGTCGAATACAGTGGTTTATTGGATGATGCAGTCGAAGGTGGTTATGTTGATAAACCTAAAGTTGGTTGGTATACTCGACCATGTGTTCCTGATGATAAAAATTATCGTGAGAAAGATACAAAAACTGAAGAATTTTGGACACCGGTATTTGCAAACACAGATTTCAAAAAATACCTAACGAAAAAATATAAACTATCAACAGATTTTTTACCTTCATTAGAAATTGATGAAATTGTTGATGAAGATGACATTTAAAAATCTTGTAACTGAAAAAGGTACATATGCAGCTGTTAAGGTTTCTCCTACAGCTGCCGGTAATATTATAGACACAGCAAAAAATTTAGGAATTCCTAATCTAATAAACCCCTCAGATATTCATTGTACATTACTTTATTCAAGAAAACACGCTCCTTTATCTGGTAGTATTGATGTTGATTATGATGCATTGATTTCAAATTTTGAATTGTTTGGTGATAACAAAGAAATATTAGTAATAAAACTATTATCAAGTGATATTAAGGAAAGACATAAGTTTCTAATGGATACATATGATGCAACTTATGACTATGATGAATATATACCTCATATCACATTATCTTATAATATTGATAAATTTGATGTTAACAGTATTGATATAAATGCATTTAATAATTCAGATTTTAAATTCATATATGAATACTATGAAGATTTAGATCTAACAAAAAATTTATAGAATTTTTTATCAATAAATACAGAAAAATATATGTGAGGAAACCCTATGGTTCAATTTAGTACATTTAAAGAACAGACAGAATATAACGAATCAGTTCAAAAATTGATGCTTGCAATTCATTTTTCTGATTCTATGAATGAGTCAGAAATTAATGAGGCATCAATCGGTGATTATGCTAGTAAAATCGGCTTAAAGATTTCAAAAGGAAATGGATTAATCGATTATCTTATTAAGTTTACTTCAGGAGCTGGTAAAATGTTGATGGCAGCAATCAAAGGTGATGAACCAAAGGTACGTGAGATTTCAGGTCAAATGAGCAAAGCAGATTTTGTTGACTTCCTATTGAAACTAGATACTGTTACAATGCATCTTGTTACTGGACCTATTCATATGATTGATGCAATTACTGGTTGGGATATTTTGGCAAATATTGCACACGGAGCACATGTTGCTAAAGAAAAAGTTGTAAAATCTTTCAAAGATGCGCTTGATTATGTTAAAGACAAGATTGATAATTTTATGGCACCTGGCGATAAAAAATCTGAGATGGAAAATCACGTTGATATTATTGCAAAACTAGCAGATCCTGCCTTACTTGCAGTATAAATAAATAAATTCAATTAAAGATATAAAATCGAGGATGGTGTATTATTTGTGTTATAGTAGCGGTGAAACTCCCAAGAAATAAAAAAACAGGTCTTCCTGAAAAAGATGCACAATGGCGTATAGCCAAAATCCGTGATAGAACTTATGCCCCAACATATAGACTTAAACGCTATACAGTTTCAGAAGTAGGTGCCTCACAGATTTTCCTAGTTGACCTTGATACGGATTGGACCGAGGGACTTTCTGTACACGAAGATGGTTCATACTTAGGTATGGTAAATTCCGCATTGAATAATTCAAGCGACAAGAAAGACGATGGTTCATCAAAAGCAAAGAAATCTGGCGAAGGTGTTACCTCAGTAAACGGTAAAGCAATTCGTCGTGCATTAAAGCAACATAATATCGAAAAAGCTGTAGATATTCTTAAGGAATATAAATTCGACGGTAACACATTCTTGACAGATGGTAAACGTCTGTTTATTATGGAAACATACCTTCCTTCTGATGTTAAAGACAAATATAGAGATAAAATCGAAGGTACTGATAAGAGATTTGAAGATGTAGTTCCTGCTGATGAATATATAGTGTCTACAAAGGAAATTAAAAAAGATTTCCTAGTTGTACGTGCAAACTCAGGTGTTCTTGATTCTGATGGTGGTTATGTAGAAGTCGATGGTGATAGTTTTGAGTCAAGCCAAAAACGTCGTGAATATGCAATGAAGTTCGTAGAAGAACAAGTTTATGAGCCAATGGATTTGATTTCTACATTGAGTCACCTTGGTAGAGATACTATTGATAAAAACCCATTCTTTAGACCAGTTCGTTTGAAAGGTAAAGCATTATCTAAAGATAATCCAGATGTTCAAATTTTCAGTACATCAATTGTTCAATTAGACCCAAGTGGTGTAATGTTCTTAAAACCAATTGAATGTAAAGTAGAAGATGTGAGTATCAATAAACTGGTATCTGGAAAATATCTGGCAAACTTAGTTATACTACCTGACCGTAATAAATTATTTGAAGGTGTTAAATTCAAATCATTCGTTCTTATACATGATTAATCTTCCATTGTTCTCAAAATTTATAATCGAGGGCGGTGGTGAATCCGCAGGTTCCAATGAAGTATTATCAACTTCATTGGAACAAGCCCGTGATCTTTTAACACGTGATTTACTTGCATTAGGTCTAACGTTAGATTCTATTCCAGAATTTGATAGTAATTATAATCAATTGAAAAAATATGTACAACATGGATTTGCATCAAGAAAAGTGATGCCAGTAGTTTCAGCAAAACAGGTAAAAATATTGAAGGATGATTTATTAAAAGGTTCAGTTGATATCTTGAAACCGTTTAACCTTAAATACAAAGATTACACTGCAGGAAATGCAGATCTTGAAAAAGCAGATGCACATACAAAAGCGGAATATCAAGTTGCAGGTAAATTTGATGGTGATGTGAAAGATGATATTGTTGAGGCATCATATGAGTTTGTAAAGGTATCAAAACTTTTACCAGTTCAGAAACAAATATATCTTAGTAAGTTTTTAAAGAATATCGCAAAATTTGGGATAATCGATGAGCATACAAAGATGTTACAAAAATCTTTAATAGTATCACGTAATTATGAACTAATAGATGGGCATCATAGATGGATGTCAGTTATGTTATGTAATCCTGATCTAAAAGTAAAAATTCTTCGAATTCATCTTGAAACCACTGAGGTTCTCAAGGTTGTTAAAAATTTCGGAATATCACTAGGAAACCAATCGAATGATTAATTTAAGCAAGTTCAGTACATTTGTTGCAAGTAATGATTATACACTATTTGTGGAATCTGTTGATGCTTACCTAATAAACTCTGAATTGATAGAATCACGTATCGATGAAGGCCTTATGGATTACTTCAAAGATAAACTTGATTTTATTAAAGAATTAGCATCAAAGTTCCTGATGAATGTTACAGATCTTCTTATTGCATTTAAGGATAAATTTATCTTTGATATATTTTCAAAGGTAGGATGGAGTCTAAAAAAACTTGCATTATTAGTTCGTGATGGTTATAAACTATATACTGAATTGCATAAGATTATTTTCAAATACCTAAAAGAAAAAGGTATAACTAAATGGACAGATAACGTAATAAAAGAACTCGATGATTATCTTGCTTCACATCCTTTTATTAAACATGCATCAGGTATAGTAATTGCAGGTTTTCTAATATATCAATGGACACACCTTATTGCATTTACAGGAGATATTGATTTTGATTTTGATCAAACTACATTATTTCAAGCACTCGGTGGAAATTTCAGTTTAATGGACCTATTTGGTGGTGAATCAGGATTGAAATTATTAGCATATATTGCATCAAATGTTCTTGGTGGTATTACGTTTCCTTGGACGACAGTGACCGAAGGAAGTGTATTATTTGCGTTTAGTATTATATACACCGTTGCAAAACATAAGTATCCAGTGGTAGCAAAAAATATGCACCCAATACTATCAAATATATCAAAATTAAAACATGCATGATACCTTTGGGTATCTTTAAAATGTTATTTTAGAATGATATTTTAATGAAGATTTAAGTTTTATATGATATAATTGTTGTATATTAATAAGAAGGATAGATTATGTTTAACCCATCAGCTGTAAAATACGTATCAATTGAAGTTCCTGTTAGCGATGATGAAGATATTCCCAATGATTTTCCTGGGCGTAAAGGAAATATGTTAAAGTTTGTAATTGAACATCCTACAGGTAAAATTGTAGATTTCGATACAGGATATAAGTTTTCCAATGATTGGTTATTGATGACTTCTAATTCCGGAATTTCACCATTTTTGCTTTTTATGAAAGTAACAGATGAAGGTACATATATACTTTTAGACAAAGATAAAAATCCTATTGCATCAATTGAGGAGGATTATGTTCCTGATAAAACATCTATTCCTGGAGAATATGGTGATTATTTGGATCTATCTATTGACCTAGAAAATGGCATAATCGAAAACTGGTACGGTGAACGTGCAACATTCGATGAATTTCAAAAATAAGAAGGATTTCTATGACAACTACATCTCAATTTAAAGATCTATTACCTGATGGTTACACCTTACTATATGTAACAAAATCAGGTTCAAAATTATATGGCACTGATACACCAGCATCTGATACGGATTATAAGGGTGTGTATGTTGCATCGAAAGAATCGTTATTCACAAAAACTGATCTTGATGAAGTTACCTCAAATACAGCATCACATAAACAAAAAAACACAGCGGAAGATGTTGATTGTACGTTGGACTCATTACACAAATTTTTCCGTTTACTTAAGAAAGGCGAAACTGGTGCATTAGATTTGCTATTTAGTATGTTTAGTGAAGATACTGTTGTATATGCAAATAAAGAGTTTGTACAGTTCATGAAAGAGAACTACAAAGATTTCTTGAGTTCAAATACAAAAGCATTCATGGGTTACTGTTTTCAACAAGCAACTAGATATGGCCTAAAAGGTAAACGTTATGACTCATTGATGAAATTATTCAATGATACATTACCATTGAAGAAAGTATCTAATTCTGATACTGTTAGCGATTGGTTAGGTGATCTCGATTTCACAACATTTGATGAATCTCATGTTAAGGTAACTAATCACGAAGGTTTTGATTACCTTTATGTTCTTGGAAAAGAATTCAATATGAAGATGCCTATGCGGGATGCAACACCTGTTCTAACAAAGATGTCAAATATGTATGGTGAAAGAACTAAAGCTTCATCTGAATCAACAAACGGTGCAACAGACTGGAAAGCATTGAGTCATGCTGTACGTGTTGTTGATGAAGCTAATGAGTTATTGTCTGAAGAGTTTGTCACGTTTCCATTGCGAAATGCACAATACGTGAAAGAGGTAAAGATGGGATTACATCCAGTTGAGGATGTAATGACTAAACTTGAAGATGATATGAGTGTGGTTGAAAATCTATTACTTTCAACAAAGCTTCCACTTCAAGTAAATGAAGAATTGGTTATGCGATTATTACTTGAGGTAGTATCGAAATAATCAATACTCGCAGTTAATTACTAGATTAACTGGTTCAAACCCAATCAATGACATTAAACTGTCTTTATATTCTGCTAGTTTTCTCAACAAAATATTCCAAACTTTCTGTACAAACGATTTAAATGAGTCAATAACACCCTCGTTTATCATCGTAACAGCCTCACTACATGACTCTGTTATTAATCTGAAGGTATTCCATTTATTCTCGTGTGAACTTTTAAACGCAAAATCAATCTTGATGTTACTTGCATAAGCATTAACAATGTCATCGATTGGTTTAAATTTTTTGATTGTTTTTCCATCATTATCTAACACAAGCAAATATTCAGCAACAGCGTCGCCCTTACCAAATTTAATCTCTCCTGTCATTGCTTCTTTTACGATTGATTGTTTAATATCATCATGAGTTTTCAAAAAATTAACAAGATCATCTTTGAATGACTTGTTGTTTATAACAGTATCATAAATTTCTTTCTGCACGGAATCCATCTCAGACGGTTTCATTTTTTTAATATCACCGACTTGTGAATCAGATTTAAAACGCTTCATGTTTTTCTTAATATCATCAAGAATATAACTATCAACAACATTTGAGTTTTCATCAAGTGCAGATTTAAATGTTGCATATGTATCAGGAATTCCTGCAGACATTAGTTGTGATGCACCTTTTTTAACTGATATTCTAACACTTAGATCTGATGATATAATATCTGTCTTTGGTGTTGTATCAGCACGTGACCCACCTGACTCGTCAACATATGACTGCCATCTTGATGTTACTGGTGATTTTTTACGACCATTTTCTTCTAGTATTGTTGATGGGTTTAAAAAGGAATATCCTTCAAGTGATGGTATTAGTGTTTCTTTTACCAGTTCAACTTGTTCTAATACTGCTTTCTTATTTTCTTGTTTTCCTATCTTTGCAAGGTCCCAAGCTTCATCAATATTATCAACACTTCTTAGATTCTGAGAAACACAGATAACACCTTCAAAATATTCAGCCTCTAATTTTTCGTTCATAAATGTTGAAAATTTAAATGTCATTGTTGTTTCATTCCTTTTAATATCTTTAATAATTCTTTATATGTCTTTATATCCGAATCAGATGGTATTCTTACATAATAATACGAATCTGCTGGCGAATAGTTTCAAAATTGCCAGTAAAATCATTCTCCAATACAAACTGTTTAAAATGCATTATTTCTCGCCTACGCCTTTTTCCCAACCATCTGAAACATCATTAAAGAATTTTTTCATATCCTCTTTGCTCAATTCTGCTGGCGAACCAATCTTGTATTTTTTTAACATACCTTGGAAGTATTCTTGATACTCGTCCATAAGCGACTTTTCTTCTGCGATTACAACGTCTTTTGATACATACTTTGAGAATTTAAATTCCATGATGTTTCCTTTTATTTTTATTTATGCGTTTTGAGTGCGTGATGACCAACCAGCAAGAAAGATCTTCTGTGTTGGGTTATTCTGAACAATCTTGTTTAAGAAATCCATACGTGATTTTTTATATTCACGAACAAATGATTCTGCGCCAAATGTGTTGATTAAACCAATTGTATGAGGTCCCATCTGACCGTCTACGGTAGTTTTGACAATTGTCTGTGCATATTTAACGGCACGACTCACACCACTGTTTACGGCAAAATCATAGATATTATTTGCGACATTTTGATCAGTTATAAGATCGCCTTTCATAATATCCCAGAAATTTTTCTTATAGAAAGACATTACACTGCTTACAAGTTTTATATCATGCATCAATAATGTCTTAAAATTTGTAGGATTAGATTTCTTTAATGTATCAACAACAGACCATCCATCCCATGCAGGAAACATATTACGAGCGATTCCACGAAATGTTTCGCCGCCTTTATCATTCGGGTTAAAAGCATATCCGCCTTCAAATACGGATGTTTTATCAAATGCTATTTTAAACGTAGCCATATTTACTCCTTTCAGTTATTTAATTATTTATACAAAAATTTAAGCTATCTTTAATAATAAATATGTTATAATCTATATGTTCAATGGGAATGACAGGATTTCGACAGGATGATTGTGTAGCTAATGAATCAGGCACTCCGGTATGAGTTAAAATATACACTTAAATATAACTGCAAATAGCACAAATTATAACCGTTCTTACGCACTAGCGGCGTAATCGGTGCCGTGAGCATGCAACGGTATTACCAAATGTATGTATGCCTCCCCTTTTATTTTTTCGAATAGAATTAAGATTTTTCGATCAAGCCTGTATAAATTTGTTAGTGAGAGTTGTCTTGGAACTGGGTTCGAATCCCAGCATTTCCACCAAGAATTTATTTTAGAGTATTAATAAAATCTTCTAAAATGTATTTAAAGGAACATAATGACCAATAATGATAAAGTGTTAGAGATTGTTAATAGATTTTCTAATCTGGGAAATAATGTATTAATCGACTATGATAAGATGGGCAATTTCTGCGACTTTCTATTAAATAATAAACGGGATATATTTGAGATTCCTAATCTATCTGTTAACGAATTAAAAAGTGCAATACTTGAACCACTTATCAATGCATCATTACAATATTGTTTCTGGTATGGGGAGTCATCATATCGACCATTTGATAATCATAGTGGAAAGATGGATGGGTTTATTGTAGGGAATGATAATATTAACTCATTCAATGATCTTAGAAAAGAGATTCGTAAATCTAGATTTGTTATGATCGAAGAACGAATGAGAACTATTGATGAGTTAGACAATCCTGATAAACTTCAAGAATTTTTAAATGTGGTATATGATACTCGAGATGTTCATAAAGTTCTTGATTTTATTGTAGAAAATTATGACTGTTATTCTGATGATCTATTTCTTAAAAAAGCATACTTGTGTTTAGGAATGATACATCAAAGAACGGGAATCTTTACAAATCCTGAAGAAATATTTGTACCAGTTGATTATCAGATTCCTAAAATATTAAATCATTTTAAAGTAACAGCATACAAAAGTGATCTTGAGAATGATATAAGAAATAATATTCTCATTCCTAAAAATTCAATGAAAGAGATTGAGATTCGTGCATGTGCAATGAAGGTTGTACAGAAAGCATCTGAAATAACCGGTATAAATCAATTTGATATTGATCAAATACTTTTCCTGCAAAAAGGTAAGTTTACAAATAAACATCACCTAACATATACTACTGCCTATTAATCTTTGATAAATAAAATAAAAATCAAAGGCATGTGTATGAACCCAGATACTAAAATGTCTATAATGCGTTGCATTATAGATCCCCTGTCTGTTTACTACAAGAAACCAATCAGTATCATTGACACATCGACACCTAAGCATGCTAAAGTAATGTTCAAGGTTGATGGTATTGAAAATCTAGATGTATTCAGCGATATTTGTGAAGGCAAAACTGGACTAAATGTTTACATTATAAGTCAACTTATTCTTGATAAAGAAAACCTCGAAGTTGGTTATTTCACGACAACTTACGCAGGTGTTCAAAATACATCAGGAGGACGCTCAGATCGTTTCCAACGTATCTTTGTTGACTCGAAAGGAAAGTTACGTGAGTATCACCCAAGTTTAAATACAAGGGAGGATTTACGTAATGCAATGTAACCTCCCACGTGTAATGATATTTCTAAAAAGAATTAAGTTTATATTTCCTATAATTATATTAATTATAACTGTAAGTTTAAATGAACTTCTTCTTTATAGTGTCGAGATGAAAGCTCGTGCAGAAGCACGTTCTAATATAACTGCGGTAATAACATCATTACCGCAGTTAGAATCACATAATCTTTCAACGAAAGAATCCCTTGATATTATTGCACGAAATGTGAGAACATTTGGCGAAACTGGTGATATGCACTCATATAATGTAGTTCATCTTGTCGACTGGGATAAATCGATAATTTTCTTTGATGCATCACAGGATTGTACAACAGAAAAAGCACTTAATTTAGGTGAAGTTGTACGTATGTTCTCAAGACCTGATACTGCGGAAAAAGCATTTAAATATATCTTGAATTCACGAAAAAGTTCTGAGAATACACGTCTTTCATGGCAATTTGATGATGTACCTGAGTGGCTTGAATGGCAGACGTATGATGACCCAAATATGGGACCAATTGTAATAGTCGCAGGGGTTCAGAGTGACGAAGCGATGGATGGTTTCAGAAGTCTTTCAATCTTTATGCAGATATCCGGTTTCATTGCGCTTGTATTGATTATGTTACTTAATATACAAATAGCTCGAAAGGAGAGGTAATGAAATGCTGGAAAATGTTAATGTACAAAGGGTGTATGATTTAGCCTTGGGATGTGTCGGAGGAAGTGTTGCAACTGTTTACGTAGCACGAAAATATGGCGCAGCGGCTTTTAGTTTATCATTACTTGCTTCGAACATTTCCTTAGGAGCGTTCGTAGGTTACCTAGTAGGAGGTGTAGTTCCCGCAGAATGGAACATGCACGACGTAATAGTTAGTTTTTCAGGTGTAACAGCATATTCAATCATTGAGATAGGTGAGACAAAATTTGCGAAATACATCTATGAAAGATTGTTTAATTTTAGGGATATTCAAAATCCTGAAGCAGTATTAACATCAGATCCTGTTCATACAGAACCTGCACCACAACCACCTATCATTATAAGAAATGAACCTGAGATAATTAGAAATGAACCTATTATTATTGTAGACAGACGAAGGATTGATTTACCTGTTGTTGGTGGAGACAGACGTACACAAGAACCTGAATATATTGATTAACTTTTATAATGTATTATCTTTTATAGAACCTTAAGGTTCTATATTGTATAATACATCATTAAACGTTAAAGGAAAGACATGAATAAGTTAGAAGGAAATATGATTACCACTACAAACTTACGGTTTGCACATTATGAACGAGAACTCTCAGAAGGTGAGCAAAATTTTGGTCATATTATGTATAAGGATGGAATGTCCTTATTCTATACGCCTATATATGTGGATAATAGATCAAGCATAAACAACGCAAGATCTTCATTACAGACATCAACGGTTATCAGTTCTTCAATCGAAGGAAATGTATTAACGGTGAATACGTTAAATTCGGTTTACACATTTAGTTTGAAACAGTAAGGTTTTTTTAATACAATTTATTGTATAATTCAATATAAATCAAAACAAAGAAGGAAAGTAACATGACAGGCATTAACCTAGTAAAAGGTCAAAGCATCAACTTATCAAAAGAGGTTCCCAATTCGGGATTAAACAAGCTACGTGCAAGTATCGGTTGGGACAATAATAAGTTCAACACAGGTGGGAAGTTTGACCTTGACATCAGTATCTTTGGACTCGAAGCATACCCACAAGATCCGGAACATCCATATAAATTGGTAAACGTAACAGATTTCTGTTTCTACAACATGAAAGAATATAACAACGGCACATTTACGTGTTGTAACGGTTCATTGACATACAGCGGTGATAATCGTACTGGTGAAGGAGAAGGTGATGATGAGTTTATCAATATTGACCTTTCAAAAGTTCGTCCAGATATCATCAATCTTTCAATTGTTGTTTCTATATCTAACCCTAACAACGAAGGAACAACATTTGGTCAAGTAGCAAACTCATATGTAAAACTGACAAACATGGAAAGCAATGAAGTGGTTTGTAATTATGATCTAGGAGAAGATTTCAGTACAGAGACAGCGGTTCAATTTGCATCGATTTATCGATACAACGGTGAGTGGAAATTCAAAGCTTTCGGTTTGGGTTATTCTGCAGGTATTGATGCATTTATCGAAGAATATAACTTCGTAGCATAAACAATCATTTAGGTGGTTGTTCATCAACCTGACTTAGTAATTTAAAAACAAGGATAGAATCATGACAGGAATTAACTTAAAGAAAAATGAGTCAATCAATTTGACAAAAACAGCTTCAAAAGGCTTAACATCGGTATGTGTCGGTCTCGACTGGGGTATGATTACAAAAGGTGGTTTATTTGGTATGGGTGCTTCACAAGAAAGTGTTGACCTTGATGCATCAATCATCATCTATGATGAGAACAAATCAGTTATCGATACAATATATTACGGTAATAAAACTGGAAAAGGTATTCGTCATTCTGGCGATGATCGTGGTGGTGATGCAGTTGCAGATGACTCAGATAATGAAGTAATCACATGTGACCTTACAAGCGTGGATCCACGTGCAAAAACGTTAATGGTTGTTCTTCATTCGTTCTCAGGTCAAAAATTTGATGCGATTCCTTATACTCGTATTCGTGTATATACTGGAACAGCAAATCGTCCATCAGAAGTTCTCGGTCGCCTTGATCTTGCAAAAGAATCGGCGTTTGCAGGTAAAATAGCAATGGTTATGGGTGCAATCGAAAAAATCAATGGTGAGTGGAATTTCCGAGCAATTGGAAAAGAAACAAACGATGGTTCACTCGGTGATACAAAAACAACTGCAAAACAGTTCATCTAATCGGGCAATGCCCGATTTAATTTAATCTAAGAATTCAAATGAATTTTTATATCAACTTAAAAAACGAAGGATAACAAATGGCATTAGGCGCACCAAAACAAGCAGGCGAAGGACGTCCAGAAACAAAACAAGCTACACAAAATCGTGTAATTGAACAAGTTGCTGCTCAAACAGCTCAAGATACAGTTACAGTGGGTTACACTGGACGTGATGTAATGGAAGCACCAATCGTAAATGCACCATTTGTTCCTGAAACATTTAATGCACAAGTAACGCCAACAGATGATTTCATGCAAAATATTCCACCTGAATTGCGTGCTGAGGTTGAACGTCAAAAGAATTCAATCGTATTCGGTGATACAAGTACAATTCAAAAGTTCGGGTTTGAGATTGCATCAAATTCTGCTAAGTTTACAAATGATAGTACATCATTAATCAAACTTGGTAATGCCGGTTCAATTGGTGATAAACTAAATAACATGATTAAAGTGACAAAATCGCTTGATACATCTGTTCTATTGAGTGATAAGAAACCTGGTTTCTTTGGTTCATTATTCGGTAAAGCAAAAGACAGTATTGAAACATTCCGTAACAATCAAAAATCAATCAATGAAGCACTTGAGCAAATTGGTCGTAATCTTCTTACTGACCGTGATAACCTTATGGGTGAAAACAAAAAACTCAGTCAGATGTTCGTTGTTAATCAAAAAAATATCAAGATGTTTGATGTTATCGTTGCCGCAGGTATGATCAAACAATATGAGATTACAAATCAAGTTCTTCCATCACTTGAGCAAAAAGCACGTGAAAGTGGGTTACCTGAAGATGCTAACCAATTTCGTGCCGGACAGAACTTTTTACGCCAACTTGAAGTACGTGTAAGTAACATGAACACAGCTCGTAGCCTTGCAATTCTAACTGAACCACAGTTACAAGATATGCAAGACAGTAACAACATGCAATGTGAAAACATTAGTACTATGATTACAGTTGGTTTACCAGCATGGAATCAACAACTTGCAATGTATATTTCACAACTTGAGACACGCAAATCTGTTGAGATGACTAATACACTTGGAACAAATATCAATGAGACAATGCGACAAAATGCTATACTTATGGGACAAAACTCATCAATGATCACAGAAGCGGCAAATCGTCCTTTGATCGAATTGGATACACTTGTTACGATTCAAAATGAGTTGTTCAGTACAATGGACAAAAACAAAGCAATCAATGAGCAAGGTAAAATCAAACGTCAAGAATTGGCAACAAAACTTCTTGCAATGGAAAGTGACCTTAAACAAAAATTGTTGAGCAACTAAAGGATAAACTATGAGATACTTTGCATACGGAGCAAATCTAAACCCATCAAATTTTTGGTATAGATGTCCTGGTGCACAATTCATAGGTCCTACAAAATTACAAGATCATTCATTCTTCATCGACACTTTTGGTGTTGCATCAGTTAAAAAATGTATTGGATCTGTTGTATATGGGGTCACGTGGGAAATATCAAAATCTGATGAAGAATCGTTAGATAATTATGAAGGTGTATCACAAGGACATTATACAAAAGAGATCATAAAAATTGATGATATTGATACCTTAGTTTATATATCATCAGATAAAAGAACGGGTTCTGGAAGATCTAGTTATATGCGAGACATAATCATTAATGCAGATACACATGATTTTCCTATTGAGTACATAAGATATCTAGAAAAGTTATTTAATACTTAATTAAGACTATTATGATATAATTATGTAAAGAAAAAGGATAGATATGTTCTATATGAGAATCCAACGTGCGAGTGGACCTGACCTTGAATATACCGAGGATACCGTTGGTGCATTAGTTAAAATTGTTGTAGAATATGCAAAACATTGGCAATTCCTATATAAAGGTCATTTTATCATTCGACATGATGGTAAGGCTGTGTTTTGAACGAAGCAAAAGAATTAGTACTTGATATAATTAAAGATTATAATCTAATTGATATCTACAAGTATGATGAACGAAAAACTGAACGTGAAAATTTAAAAGGTATTATTAATTACTTGATTCTATCTGAACAAGATGAAGATACCTGGATATGAAGGAATGAATGGATGGAACCTACTGCATTAAAACTTGGTAACAAAACACCAAAATCAATAGAACCAGCTACTGAGTTCGTCCCTTCATCTCTAAAGATGACAAATATTACTATCGAGGCACCATTACCTATATCTCGTCCTATTATGAATGAGTCGTGTGGTATCGAACCGTTTGCGCCATCGGCATTATCAATGAAACCAAAAAAAGTTATCGATTCTGGACCTAACCCACTTGAGATTAAAAATCCACATGATCTACGATTCATGTATTATGTTCAAGAGAAAAAATTTGATTTAAGTATCGAGTATATCAGATCAAAAATTCCAGGATTTACTACTTTTATGTATTCACAAATCCGTCCTATCCTAGATAATCTTGAGAGAACAAATGTGAATAATCAAGATATTGATGTTCTAGATTTAGGAAAATTCCTGCAGGAAACCATTGCGACAAAATCACTTGAGATTAATCGTATTAATGGGCATGAATTAATCGCTGAGATTCAGATATCACATAACATGATTGTTGAATGTGTAGAAATGAGTGCAAAAAAATCATTCTTTGGTTCGATTACGGATACATTATTTGGTAAGACAATTAAACATGATGATGTTCAAGGAATTATCAAGAATGAGATGTCTAAGAATAAAGCATATAGGACACAGATTTCTGAACTGATGCAAAAATATCCACGTTATGAAGATCAATTAATTAAATTACGTTCAGAAATGATGATGTATATTGAAGTGGCAAAACTTCTTATTGCAGAATTTGAAGCTGAAGGTTTCATGTCAAATATTGATTTAATCAATCGTCGTATATCATCATTGTTTAATTCAAACGCAGTTCTTGAAACGGCAATAGGTATTGCAAAAATGAATATACAAAAACTAAGTCTTTACGGAGATAACATTGATAATATCCTAAATGTTCTTATGCCAACATTATTAACTAAAATGAGTCTTGCACAAACAAATGATGAGGATTACATTATCTTATCAGAACAAATTATTCAGAAACTGAAAGGTTAATATGGAAAAGAAATATGGGTGGAGAATTGGAACAAGCAGAGATGGTGAGTATTCACTATGGAAAATTCGTGATAACGAGGTATTACAACTCGCAAGACATACGTTTGACTACGTGCAACTTGATGAATCTGAGTGTCCTGATTATGAAAAATTAAAGAGATATGGCACTAGAACATTCATGCAGGTAAGAATCAAAGCATTGAAAAATGAGATAAAAGATAAAGCTAATGAATTAGATAGGTTAGAAGAAGAACTTACAAAATTTGATTATGGTATAGAGGAAGAAAATGACACTTAAAGAAAAATTACGAGATATAGATTTCTATATTGAACGTATCATGGAAAATACACCTGTTGAATATCGGGATGATGTTGTAAAACATATCATCAAAAAAATTGACAAACAAGAACCTAATATGATGTCTGCAAGCGAGATGTCTGAGAATGGATTGATAGTTTTGATCAACTATAGATTTCTTCACCCCCTTGGTCTTGCATTAGCGTGGAATCCTGATAGAAATAGAATCTCAGGATGTATCGTTGCACCTGATTTTAAATGGGAATATGATGAACAAACACTTGAATCTAATCGTGAAAAATATAATAATTTCATTGATAATCAAGAGAAAATTCTTACAACGATATTGGAGAGATAAAATGAACGAGAAAGAAAAGATCAAAATCCAACAAGTGATTATGTTAAACACTAATAACTATTATTCTTGTTGGATTTTGATCTTTCTTCCAGTACCATTTTTGATTATAAATTTTATATGGAGTAATTATGAATAACCTATATCCTTGGGATACAGCACCAGATGGTGGAAGTATGAGTGAGCAATATCCATGGGACATAACACCAGATATGTCTGCAAAAGAAAAATGTGATGCATATGCAGAATTCATGGAAAAACGATATGGTAGAATCTTTGAGTACATAGTACAATACAAATGGCCTGAGAAATGTAGACCTACAATTAATCCTGATCATGTATTTACTACAATAGGTTTCTACAAGAGTATTGGTGAGTTTTTGATGTGGAATCCTGGTCTCATAAATTATTCAATGTTTGAACTTGTAATGAATACAGAGAAGGAACGACCAAGGGAAATGGATCTTTATAAGAAAGAAACATATTATCAGGCAATTGAGAACGGTTATAAAGTAGAGTTTGAAGAACTACTTAGGTGGCACCTGATGGCTATTACTATGAATTCTTAAACTTCTTCTAAGTTTAATATGATATAATTGTTGTATCAAAAGAATGAAAGAAGGATATACATGGAAGCATTAGCAAACGTTGGAATTAGTTGGTCATTATGGGTGACTTGTGCATTTTGGTTTCTCTTAGTTGGTGTTAACTGGAGTTCTCGTAATTTAGATCCTGTTAGATTGTTTTTCTTTATCTTCGCACCAGTACCAGTCATTTTATTCGATTTCCTGTTAGGAAAGTAAATGGATATATTTAAGGGAACAGTGGCAATCATGTTGAGTATTGCCTTGTATCAATTGATTATTACTGTAAGGAAACATTATGAGAACAAGTAATGATGTAATAGCAGATTTGACATTCAACGATAAAGTCCAAATCTTGAAAGAATACAAAACGTTACAAGAGACAGGTGCATTAGGTGAATCTATGATTAGAACGCTTGCGGGTGATGAGGTTTTCGGCTTCGGTGGTATTGTCCTTAATATGATTAATGTTGCAAACATTGTAGCACATCAACTTGCAGACGAGTATATTACAAAAGAAATCTACGGAACAACTAGAGTAACCCGATGAGTACAACAAAAAATATCGCTTTATTGGCGACGGCGCTAGCCACAGGTGCATTAACAGAAAGTGCAATTGAAGATGAATTTGGTTCAGGTGTTCTTTCAACTGTTCTTGCATATACAGGTGGTTCGGTTGGTGCAGGTTTGGCAACAGCAGTTGTGTCAGGTGTTCTTGATACTAATATTGGTCGTGGAGTAACATCAACAGTTGATGATGTTGTCGGCGGATTCTTCGATTTATTTTAAAAGGAAAGTCATGAAGTTAAATAAAGGTTCGTCAATTCATCTTGCAAAAGATGATGACAATTTATCAGAAGTAACGGTAGGGTGTTCATGGGGCGAGTATGGTCATAATGTTGACGTAGACGCAATGGTATTTTTCTTGGACGATAATAGTTCACATAATCGTTTGGTTGATGTTGTATATTACGGTAATCGTACTGAGAGTCGTGAATACGTTAAACATTATGGTGATGATACCACGGGTTCAAATAAACAACATGAGTCAGATAATGAAGTTATCTTCTTGAAACTTGATAAGATTCCTGCAAGAGTTACTTCGGTTGCCGTTGTTCTTAATGCATACACTGGTGAAAAACTTTCACGTGTTCCTACGCTAAAATGTCGTGTATATTCAGGTAAACCAGGTGAGGTTCAAGATGTCCTCGGAACGTTTGATATATCTGAACAAGGTAAACTTAATACAACATCAGTTGTAGTTGGTTATTTTGAAAAAGATTCTGCGAATGAATGGAACTTCCGTGCAGATGGTGAAGCATTACAAGCACATCGTATTGAACAATTAAAACATGGATTCAACCAACCAAGAACTATTGAAGCACAATATCAAGCAGCAGTTACCTCCCAACCAGTTAAACATGATGGAAGTGTTATTGGTTTTATTAAAGGATTATTCACATGAAACTAACAAAAAACAGTTCAATCAAATTGACAAAAGACTCGGATTCATTACGTCGTGTACGAGTTGTGCTTGATTGGCAAGCACCAGATAATACTAACTTAGGTCGTTTTGACCTTGATGCTGAGTGTTTCGGGTTGGTAAAAAGTGAGATTGCATCAGGATATGAGTTGTTTGAAGATGATTACTTCGTCTTTTACGATAACTTGTCTACTGATAACAAAAGTGTTGTTCATTCCGGTGATGATAAAACAGGTGCAGATGGTGAGACAATTACGGTTGATCTTACAAAAATTCCAGATGCAATTGACAATCTTACATTCTTTGTAACGATTCACAAAGCGTTCAAGCGTAAACAATCTTTTGGTCAAGTTCGTGATTCAGTTATCCGTATCTTTGATGACATTGAAGGTGATATGATTGCAGAGTATAAACTCAATGAGATGTTTAATGATGAAACAGCAGTACAATTCGGTACAATCTATCGTTCAGAAGATGGTTGGGATTTCAAAGCAATTGGTGTCGGGTATCGTCAAGAATTACAAGACATTCTTGAAGCTTACGGCGTAGAAATAGAATAAAGGAAAAATAATGAATATTGTGGATACAAATGATGATTTCGATGTTTATTTTGAGCTTACATTGGTTAAAGATGGCGAAGCAAACTACATAGAATCTTAAAGCTTATTTTAAGATTCTTCTGATATAATTATCGTATAAAAACAAAAGGAAAGAAAAGATGGGTAATACAAAAAGTACAGCATCGTATTTTACGATGAGTGGAATTGTCACATTAGTGGCAATGGTGTTAGGTTATGTGTATGGGTTGTATATCACCAATGGTGATGTAGGTAAAGCATTAGAGATGACCACGTTGATTGGTATTCTTGGTATTCTTGAGGTGTCACTATCATTTGATAATGCTATTGTAAATGCGAAGGTTATCGCAACTATGGATACGGTGTGGCAAAAACGTTTTGTTACCTGGGGTATGTTAATTGCAGTGTTTGGTATGCGTATCGTTTTTCCATTAGGAATTGTAGCGGTTATCGGTCATATGGGTATTTTCGAAGCAGGTCAGTTAGCGTTTAGTGATCCTGCAGAATATGCACGTGTATTAACAGCATCACATATTGAGATTGCCGGTTTCGGTTCAATGTTCCTTTTGCTTGTAGCACTTGGATTCTTCTTTGATGCTGAGCGTGATGTTTATTGGATTGCTTCACTTGAAAAAGGTTTACAAAAAATTGGTGCATTACGTTCGTCAGAAATTATCGTTACTTTCGTAGCGTTACTTATCGCAACGTTCTATGTTCTTCCTGAGAATGAGCAACTTCGTTTCTTATCAGCAGGTGTAATCGGTATTCTTGCTCATGAGTTGGTTAAAGCATTAGGTGATCTTATGGACGCCGGTGAAGATGCAACAGTAGCGGTTGCAAAAGCAGGATTGGCAACATTCCTTTACCTTGAAGTACTTGATGCATCATTCTCATTTGATGGTGTTATTGGTGCGTTCGTTATTACAAACGATATTGTTGTAATTGCATTAGGACTTGGTATTGGTGCAATGTTCGTTCGTTCACTTACTTTGATGTTCGTAGCAAAAAATACACTTACTGAGTTCAAATATCTTGAACACGGTGCATTCTGGTCAATCCTTGCACTTGCAGTTATTATGTGTTTATCAACAGTACATGAGATTCCTGAGATCGTAACTGGTGGATTAGCGGCACTCTTGATTGGTGGTGCATTGATCTGGTCAATCATCAAAAAAGAAGCAGACGAAATTCTTGAATAAATTGAACCTTGACCTTTCTGGGTCAAGACTTGAGTTTATTAAAAGGATAGATATGGAATGGTTGTTAATGATTATATTGGTAAGCGGTGAAACAGATAATCTTGTTATCCAGCAATATGAGAAAAAAGAAGAATGTGCTCAAGCTAAGCAATGGTTACTCACAAATGAAACAAGTACTGCAAGAATACAATGTTTTCCTCATACAAAAGTAATAGTTCTAAATAAGGCGGTAGATTAATGGATATTTTAAAACTCACTGATGTAACAGATGGAATATCAGATGAAAAATTCCTAGAATTTTTCGGTGGTAAGGTTGATAATTCAATCGTTGGATTAGATGATAATGCGTTACTTACAGGTGATGTAATTTTACTTAAAGTATTAAAAAACAAAAATGTAACTTTATATGCAAGTGTAAGCAATGATATAGTACGAATCTCGGGACATCTTAGTTATGAAGATTCATGGTCTGATAAAGATGAACGTATCGGAGTTCGATTGATCAAAGGATTGATCAATGGTGAATATGAAACTGCAGTTATTGAAAAAACACCAACTGAATCTATTATTATTCTTATACCTAAAGAAATTCTTTAATTATATTATAAGCTTCTTTATTGTATAATTATTGTATAAGAAAA